AAATCAGATTTAAAAACCTTTAAGGGTTTAATAAACAGGTTTTTGAATGATAAAATAAATATAGAAAAGGATTTTGCCGAAAGTGTAGAAATCGCAAGGCAAAAAGAAGAGCACAGAATAAAATGCTGGCAAGGAGATGCAAACGACTGGCACAACAAAGAAGGAATTGTTGATTTGTATTATAAAGACATAAGTGTCTATGTCTTAAAAATGCGAGGAATTAAAGATTGTGATATGAATAAAAAGTTTTTGAAGCAGATAAAAACAAAATTAGCGAATTAGCTTTTGGGGAGTGTACAGGTTGCGCCCTTTTGGCTTGCTCTGGTTTGGCTGGTTCGATTCCAGCCGCAAGCACTAAGCGTATATATTTATATGCTTTTCTTTGCGTACCTTGAAAAATTAATACAATAATGCTATGCTTATATATAAGGCTTTTTAGGTGTACAAGTGTACCCAACCGGGGCGGCGTGCGTTCTGTTGAATTCTCCAGAACTGGCGACAGCTTCCACGACTTGCAAGGGCATATTATACCCATTTTATGCAACGCTGCCAAAGGCGTTTTAAGGCTGTTTTGTTCTGTAGGCTTATAAGTCTACACCGACACAATAAAACCACCGTACAGGTCAAATCACAAAGTCACAAAGTCAAAACAAGCACGAATCGCAGCCGGTCAAGTCTATATATAGTGCTTTACCATACTAAAGTTTTTCATCAATTTTTCAGGGCAAATCTGAACAAAATTGAGGTCGAATTTTGGGAAAAGTTTTTCACGGATTTTTGAATACAAAATTGCATATGACGGGGGTATTTGAAACGGCGCATTATAATTTTGCGAGAAATTTTTTCAATTTTTTAAGTAGGATTTGAACGAAATCTGAACCGAATTTTAAAAATTGTCAAAATCGTTTTTCTGAATATCAAAGATGTATCCGGGGGAGGTATCAAATGCGTTACCCCGAAATTTTTTGGCAACATTTTCTGTATAAATCAATGCTTTACTTGAATACCGGCATTGGCTAAGCTCATATATCAATAATTCTTTTGTCATAGTCGGATTAGTTTTTTGAATTATCTTTAACAGTTCATCAATACTCATCATCCCACTCTCCTAACTGCTCCAAGCACCATATCAACAATGTCAAATACTTCATCTCCATAAGTTGCTACAAAATCACACAATATTTCTTCTTGTTCGATAGGCAAATACACATCATAAGACATACAGATTGCGTGGCATACTTCGTGTATCAGCACTTTGCGTTGCATAAATCCATGCAAAGCATTTGACAGATAAATTGTATGTGTATTTCTATCAGTTACGCCTAATACAGAAATATTGTCTGACCGCTTTAATTCGCCCGAATTTGAATTTTTATATTGCACTTGCCATATTGTGCCATTAATGCTAAAAACCATCTGTATGCTCCTTTCTGCGTATTAAAATAGCCACTAACCGATATTGGCTAGTGGTTTTCTAATTTCCATATTCTTTTTAATAACTCTACAAGATAATCTGGCGGCTTTCTTCTGCTTTGTTCCCAACCTTGTAAAGTTCTTAACGGAAGTCCAAAATATCTAGCAAACTGTTGTTGCGACATTTTGGTTTGTTTCCTTAATTCTTTTATTGGTGAGTTATTTAAACTCAATATACTCGCCCTCCTTTTCTTCAAAACTGTTAACCTTTTCTAACAGCTCATCAGTAGTGACTGTTTCAAAATCACCACAACTATACTCTTCTTTGTCATAGTCGTAGTGGTCGCCAAAACTACCACAGCAAGGGCAAAACTCCATATCTGCTGTTGTTCCGTAACTGATTTCCCAGTTGCCATTTTCAAGGCAGTTATAATCGGCCCAAAAGCCGTAACTACCGCCGTCGTTACACTTTTCTGGGTCGTAGTTTGAGTAATCATTAAATCTTACTCTCTTTATGTTTTTTAATTCTTCTTTTCTCATAATATTCACCTTTGCTTGATATTCAAGCCCTTTCTTTATTTCTTGATTGTATTATACGTCAATGGCGTATAGCTGTCAAGCAAAAGTTATAATTATTTTTTCACTAGCCAATATTCAGTTATCATTGTGCAAAAACAGGCTATGAATATTGCTACTCATAGCCCTTAAAATCATATCTTAGATACAAGAGTACTTAACTTTGTTCTAAGTAAGTTCTTTTCTTCTGCCGACATATCAGCCACCATACCTGTAATATCGCTTGCAAGTTCCTTAGTATAGCTGTCAAGTGACTTCATCTTGTATTCCTTGTCCTCTGGTGTGTTATTCTTGTGTATTTCCTTAGTTTCTGTGTAGTTTCTCTTTGCTCTGTCGTAATTACTTTCAGACATTGGCTCTGTATAATACATCTTGCCATAATCTCTATCTATATCTCTCATATGCTCTGCTTCTGGGTACATGTGCATATAAGGTGGCTCTTCATATCCTCTACGATATGTTCCCTTGCCTTTAGGGGCGAATCTGCCATTTGCATAGCGGTAGTGGTCATAGTATCTTCTGTCCGGATAATCTTCGTACTGTTCAAGCATACGCATAATATCCTCATTATCTTCTGACTTTTCCATAGCTTCAACAATTCTGTAATCCTTGTCAAAGCAAGCTATATTCTTAGCTATCTCTGTAAAATCCTTTAAATCGTCAAGGTTCTGCCCCTCAAAGCTATCTAATCCGATTGCTTCAACCTTAGCCTTGACACATTCCATAATCTGTTTAGCCCATTTGTGCATAATATCAAGCCTCCCTTACTGCGATTAAGTTACTATTCTGCACTTCAATAGCCTGTGTAGATGTATTCTGCACCGCTACAGTACTGCAACAGCCACAAGGTACATCAACATATGCCTGTGCTGATACATTAAAGAAATTCTCAACTGCTGCCGGTGTTACAATCATTCGTGTTGACTGTAAAGGTTCTCCGTCTACTGCAATGGCAAGTGATATAGCTCCAACTGTACCACCTGTAGGTATCTGAATGTTTCCGCTATAAGATACTAAAAATCTTGCCTTGCACTGATTTGCAATACCTCTTAACTTGATAATTCCGCTTCCCTGTCTGTGGACGATACACTTACTACCGCATACCGGTGTTTCTGTAAATGCAACATCTTCTCCGGCGGCAACTGTTTGTAACGCAATTCCTGTTATTTCCATTATTTTTTACCTCTCTTTCATAAAAATAAGGGCAAACATTATAGTCTGCCCTTTGCGTTTGTAAGTAATACTGCTTAGCAGACATAATCGAGTTAAACTCAATTAAGATACTCAATTATTCAGTTTTAGCAGTTACAGCCGGTGTTGCAGCCACAGCCATATGCATAAGCATTAGGATTAGGCACAACATAAGCTGGAATAGCCGTAGGATTTACAGCATTTATAATCTGATTTGTCTGTGCTGACATTGCAGTAGTCAGAAGTGCATTCTGTCTATCCTGCGATGCGGCTCTGCGTAAATCGTTGTTCTCTGCTGTAAGTGTTGCTATCTTATCATTAGTCAGGAAGTCGAGGATAGCCCTCGTGCCTGCCTGCTGGCTGTCGATAATATCTCTTGTGTTGTTGCACATTGTGTTCTGCAATGCGTTTGTCTGTGTAGCCATATTGTAGTTTACACCCTGAATGGCTTCTCTTGTCTCGCAGCAACAGTTAGCAAGCTGTGACTGTAAAGCGTTGGTATTCTGCATATTAGCGACTGTATCAGCGTTAATAGCCTGCTGTATGCCATAGCCTGTCTGCATGATATTTGTGTTAATACCATTAAAGCCTGTGAGCATACTGTTGTTCATAGCGTAGAAGCCATCACAAAGTCCGTTGGAAATGCCATCTAACTTGCTGATAACTGCCTGATTGTCAAACCCTCTCTGAATAGCCGCGTCTGTATAACCTGTACCGTTTCCGTTTCCACCGAAACCGCCCCAGCCGTTGTTTCCCCAGCCAAAGATTAAGAGAATTACAATCCACCATGCACCATCGCCCCACATACCATCGTTATTACGATTATTGCCTGTTACTGCGGCAATATCTGCGAGACTAACTCCGTTTGAATTAAACATCTTGTTTACCTCCATTTATTTAATTAACAAATGGGATAACCGGTCATTATGTGCGCACAACCCAAAATGTCCTAATTCATCATTCCCTTAATGTCATTAAGGTTTATCCCCTGTGTATTCATAAAATTACTTAAAATTTGTTCTGCACCTTGTGTATTTCCACTGTTTATCTGATTAAGCAAGTTTTTTGCCATAGGATTGCCTTGCTTAGCCGACTGTTGCAAACAATTCATAGCCATTTGTTGCGGATTCCGAATTGACTTAAGCTGATTTATAGTTTGAATTAACTGCTGATTCATTCTTCGTCACCGCCCTTATTTTGAACTCTTGAGGTTTTTCTCTGTGTTCCTAAAGATTTGTCAAATCTATCTTCCAACTGTCCTATTTTCTCCGATAACTCTTCAAACTTATTCAGGAATAGCTGTGTGCTTTCGTCTGACAGGGTAAATTTAGCGTTTTCTGTATTAGCCATAGAATTTACTGTCTGATTATCTTTAGGGTCTGTATAAGGCTTATACACAATCGTTCTAATTGTTCCATCAGCATTCCAGCCCTTAACATAAATCTCCGACATATCCTGCTTCGGGAAAAATGCCATTGAGCCATCCATAGGGACCTCGTTAGCGTTTATATTTTCAACTGCTTGCACAACTCTGCCGTTAATACCTATTATCTGCTGTGGAATAGTTTGCTGAACTTGTGATTGCTGCATCTGCTCCTGCGGCTGAAATCTCTGGATATTTGCCATAGGATTATATTGATATGCTCCATATTGAGGTACATAATTACTCATAATCGGTTGCTGATAAGGATTGTTCATTGTCTGCCTCCTCTAAAACTTCCTCGATTGCGTGGATAACAAGAGATAATGTCACTAAGTCAAGTTTCTGCAATTCTTCTTTGCTTAAGATTTTTTCTCTAACTTCATCAGAAAACATTTGCACTACCTCTCTTTCTAGTTACATTTTTGCATAAAAAAAATCACTTATAGCGACACATAATAGACATATGTGCGACATATAAGCGACAATGCTGAAATTATATAATTGTAAAACGCGATAAATGCGGCATTAGCACTTCCTATATGCTATAGGAACTGCATTAAGTTTGTGCTAAAAATTCTTAAGCTGTATTTCAATATTTCCATTGACAATTACTATCTTGTCAATTATAGTCTTTAGTATCAAGTTCTTTTGTTTCTTGTCGACCTTATCCCAAATGTCGGCAAGTTTTTTTATGTTCTCATAAACAAACTCCTTTTTCTGCGTATTGATTGCGTTTTTGCTTTCAGCGGCAATGTTTAATTTCATTTCCTTAATCTGTGCTTCCAGTTCTTTAATCATTTCTAAGACAGTATCATTTCCGTCAGCATACAGATTATACAATCTTTTTAGCTTAATCTGTTCCTTTTCAAGCTGTGATTGCATAATTTCAAGTTTTGTCGCCTTTTCTTTTGGCTTGTAAGATGATAAATCAAGTGATATTTTAAGGATTTCTTCTTCTACTTGTTTCTCTATCTCGTCCGCCCATTCAAGCGAATTATTACAGCTTGCATTATAATTAGGCAGATATGAAAGCGATTTATTTCTTGAGCAACAATAAATCTTATGTTTTTCACTGCCCCATTTTTGATAACGCATTTTGCAACCACAAATTCCACAATAACATAATCCGGTCAATAAATTAGGTTCAGTTATGCAGTAAGTTTTTGCTGAACACCTTGACTTTCTTAGTTCTAATCCAAGATTAAACCTATCTTTATCAAAAATAGGTTCGTGTTTTCCTTGATATATTTTGCCTTTGTAAGGTATCATTCCGATATTTACAACGCCGGTCAAAATGCTTCTAGTAACAAGTTCAGACTTAAAGCCACAAATTTCTTTAATTTTCGCATCTGAATAGCCAGATATGAATAATTCAAGACCTTTTCTTGCTTGTTCTGCACGTTCCGGGATAGGTATTAATATACCTTGTTCCTTACTGTAGGAATAACAATACGGCAAATTGCCACCGCCCATCCAGTAACCCTGCTTAATTCTTTCAAGCATACCGCCACGCATACGCAACATCATAGTATTTTTATCAAGCTGTGCAAATACAGCCATCATTTGTGTGTACGCCTGCTCCATTGGGCTATCATAATTTACGCTATCGTGAACACATTTAAACACGACATTATACTTTTGAAATACTTTCTCGATAAGATATATTCCGTCAATCATATTTCTTGATAATCGGTCAAGCTTAAAAGCAACAACACAACTTACTCTTTTGCGGCTACAATCATTCACAAGTCTTTGAAGTTCCGGTCTATCCATATTTGTACCTGTGTAACCATCGTCAATATACCAATCTGTTATTACAAGCTCATTTTTCCTACAATAATTTTCAATGTCTCTTTTTTGGCTATCAAGTCCATTGCCCTCAACAGCCTGTTTTTCAGTAGATACTCTCATATAAGCAACACATTCCATATATTTTATCTCCTTATAATATAAATAAATGTGCCGCATTTATCACGTTCTACGGCACATTGTAACACATATTTACTTGTTGTCAATTATCTCTGCAATTATCTTTAGTAAGCTGTCTGAAAGAGTTATGTTTTCTGTTTTTACGTCTTCGCCATTTTGAGTAACCCTAATCATTTATAACCTCCAACTTACTTATTTTCTTTTTAATTTTGTTTATCTTGCGATTGACTGTTCTATCACACACGGACAGCCGCATAGCAATTTCTGTAATGCTTCTGCCTTGTGATAGTAACTTGAATATTCTCAATTCTTCTTCTGTAAAATTGGCATTTTTAATTATCTCATCAAGTTCCGGCTTAGTCAGTTCTGAAAACTTCATAAGCCAATCTCCTTATTTAAATTTAATATGTTCTATTCCTGTTTCTTCGTATAACTGATTAACAAGCTCTTCCGCTGTGAATAATCCGTCATTATAGTTATCTATAAGTACTTTAAGTTCTCTCTGTACTTTTGTTAATCTCTGCTGTCCGAAACCGAACTTATCGTGTAGTACCCATAAAATTAATATCAATGCTGATTCAAAATTTTTCCTTTGCTGTTCATTGCTAATTCTGTTCATCTGAACACGTAACATTTGTTCCTTAAACTTTTTCTGTTCTGTCTTGCTCATTTTTTATTCTCGCTTCCTTGCTTTTCTTAGCATACTCTAAAGACTTATTATAGTGCCTTTCACACAACTTTGAATGATTATAAACCGGTTCGCCGCAAAACCAGCATTTACCATTCATTACCCATTCACGTTTAGCATCAAGTTTTGAGCCTTTCTTGGCATCTCTTATGCGTTTCTTGATTTTAAGTTTGTTACGGCACTTAGAACACGTTTTATATCCCTCATCTGCCTTAACTTTGCCACAATAAACGCATAATCCGTTATCATTTCTTCTCTGATACTTGCTTTTTTGCTCAATTCTATCTTTTTCCTTGAATTTTTCGGGATTAGCATTGTATCTTGACATTCTCTGGGCATAGCGTTTTGCTGAACATTCAATGCACATTTTTTCGTCGCCAAACAAATTGCTTTTACGGCATATAGGGCATATTCCATTTTCTTTATACCAGCCAATAAGTTCTCGCCTATCTTTGTTTACTCTGTCACGGCATTTGCTGCATTTAACCCCAACAATATCAAGTGGTTTTCCACAATTTACACATAATCCAGCTTCTTTTCGTCTGTAATACATTCTCATCTGTGGACTAATTGGCGTTGTTTCCATTTAAAATCAACCTCTCATTCTGTCAATTCTATCTTGTATCTCTTTGGGTACTTCGATATATTCTTCTGTGCTTGTATTTTGACCGATAAGGGCATTTTCTTTAATTTGTAATGTATTCATATCTCTTTGGAATTTTTGCTCGATTTGAGCCTTATACGAATTTGCATTCGTTTTTTCGATAAGTGATTTAATGTCGTCTGGCATACGATTTATTTCATTTGCACGCTTAACAACTGTTTCATAGGTTCTTAAGAAATTCGATTGTATTACTGTTTCAATCGTCTGATAATCTGATGTCGCCCAGTTTTTAAGGTTGTCTGGCATACCAACCGCTTGTCTGACTAATGGTGGTAGCTTGTTAAATTCTTCAACTGCCCCATAAGTGCCATTCCGTAATGCCTTGCTAACCAATCCCCAAGCTGCCATTCCATCAAGTTCCTGTGGCTGTGATATAGTCTGTATTTTACCTATCAACTGTCCTATACTTGGAGCAAATCCGCTTATATCAGAGTTGATGTATGCTTTAAGTGCAACTGACACTTGTTCATAACTGTAATTATTCAGCATCATATTCCACACATCTACTGTTTCGGATAAGTTGTTAGGCTTGTAGTTAGGGTAGCAATCACACATAATGCGGATGATTTTAACTGTTTCTTCTCTTGTCATTGCCATCTCCTTTCAGTTGATTAGAAATAGTATCTAATTTGTCGCATATAATAGCACTATTAATCGCTATTGTTCTTAAAAGTGATTCAACCCTTCCGTTGTGCGGATAATCGTATCTGAAATTAATTCCATTAAGTGTATCATCTAATCTGCTCATTCTTACTGCCCCCCTTTTTTTTACACATTATCCCAGTCAATAGCACCCTTATTGAAAATCTGATTGCCTTGCTTATTAGAATTATCTTCTTTCAGCTCAAACAGTCCTTGCCAGCAATGGTCTACTGACTGATTAAGAATTTTAATCGCTAAGTCATTATCTCCGCCAGACAGCTTTTCGAGAGTATTCATAGCCCTATGTAATGCCTTGTCGGTGCATATAGGTTTTTTAATTCTCTTACGCATTGTCACATACTCGTTAAATGCTTCATCAAGTAATTCATCATCTGGATAATAACTTTTCTTTTTGGATATTACGTTAGTAATATCTTTTTCTGTATTTTTATCTTCTTTAATTTCTTCTGTTCTTTCATTCTTACTTTCTTTTAATATAGAGTTTGTTAATAGAATGTTATCTGTTTGTTGATTGTTTGTTATCTTGCTTGTTATTTGTTTGTTATCTTGCTTGTTATCCGTTTGATACAAATTGTAGTTAACCACAGTAAATATCGTGAATTTGTTTGTTGCTTTGCTTGTTATTTCGCCTGTTAATTGTAAGTGTTTTAGTGAGGTACGAATTTCCATTACAGACAAGTTAGTTTTTTTTGATAATTCAGATATTGAAGAGGGGAAGGACCCTCTTTCAATTATCTTGCCTTTATAATTTCCGTCTTTCCAATAGGCACTTATCAACATATACATAAAAAGCCTGAATGTATTAATATCACTCCACCATTCCCACTTTAAAATTTTTCTGTCAATTTTAATAAAATTGCCTGCCATAATTACCTCTTCAAGTTCCATTGCATTATTACTTCACTAAATCGTTAATATTAACTCTGAATCCGTCAAATTCCTTGCCTTTACTTCTAACATAGACAGATGTGTCAAAGAACATCAAGTTACCTTCTCTGTCCGTTGCCATACTTACACCATTTCTTGCAAGACTGCCTTTGAGTAGGTCAAGTAAAATCTGTATTTCCTGCTTTGTTTCGTCTTTCATACTGTATCTCCCATAAAATCACTTAATCTCATTTGTGCCATTTCGGTATCTAACCTCTGTTTTGACACCTTGTAATAGTATTCGTCAAGCTCAAACCCGACAAATTTATGGTTAGTGTTATAGCAAGCTATTAAGCTACTCGCACTGCCTACATGAGTGTCAAGAATAATATCTCCATCTTTTGTGTATTGGCTTAAAATCCATTCGTAAAGTGCGATGGGTTTCTGCGTAGGGTGTATGCGAATTTCTTTATTTTTCATATTTTCCTGCAACATACCATTCCAACGATACTTGAATTTTCTTACTGCAGAATCAAATGAAGTCCACGCAAGTTCACAATCTGCAAAATCTCCTGTATTATCCTTGTCCCAAACAATCCAACAACTACTATCGTATGGAATTTTACTTATAAAATGGTTAGCACCCCATATAATCTGATTTTTTGAAACTCTGAAAAGTTCGTCAAAATATTCTTTATCTGGTGGTTTTAAATCGTTTCCATAAAATGCTTTATAGTCTTTTGCTTTCGCTAATTTACTTCTTGTATGGTTTTTATCTCCGTTTTCTCCAATACCATAAGGCACATCAATAATCGCAAGGTCAAAATATTTGTCGGGAAATTCTTTCATTCCTTGCATACAATCCATGTTGTAATATCCAAAATCTAACATTTGCTCTCACCACCATTTATAAAATCACTTATATCCATTTGATTATCTTTTTCAAATACAAGCATTTCATTCTTTGCACGCTCGTAAAAGTTTCTGTCAATCTCGAATCCGTATGCACTTCTGCCAAGTTCTGCGGCGGCTCTTAGTGTACTACCGCTACCGCAACAAGGGTCAATAACAACATCTCCCTCGTCTGTAAAAATCTCAATCAGCTTTTTAAGGACTGCTACGGGCTTTTGTGCCGGATGAATTTTCGGTACATCTTTTCCGTCTTTCTCCCACATCATATATGAACCATTGCTATAGTAAGTTCTGCCCCATTCCGCTTCATTACCGCCGTCAAACCAATTAAATACCATATGTCCTGTACCTCTGATATTCTTTCCGTTTTCATCAATCTGCAAGCCATTTCTGAATTTCGGTAACTTATTTCGGTATAATACAAGTGCATATTCCGTAGCACCTACGATACGCATATTAGCTTTAAGTACCTGTGGACTGTAATTTTTACAGAATACAAGCGGTATGTAATTAACGAATCCGTGTTTCTTTGCCGCCGCAATCAATGTTGATAACTGCTCAAATGCGCAAAATACAATCATACAAGGGCTATTACTACTTCTCCCTCTTGCGATAGGTTTTGCATCTTCTTTCTTCAACATCTTTGAACAAAAATGGAAGTATTCATACAAATTAAAGTTAAAATCCGAATTGAAAGCCGCCTTTTTCGCAAGTTTGCTCTCGCCATTCTTGTTATCGCCACCGTTATACCACATTGGGTTACTTCCATAGAAGTTAGTTCCTACATTATAAGGAACATCAGCTATGATAAGTTGTGCTGGCGGTATTGCATATTTCTTGTAATTCTGCATTGAATCACGATATATCTCACATTTAATCTTCTTTTTATACATTCTAAATCTACCAAAAGGAAACCTCGGTTTTATGTGCGCACAACCTATTCCTTTCTTTGATTTTTAGTCTATAGTCCTATACTTATCTTCGTGAAATTCCCTATCTTCTTCATTGGAATAGGCTCTTTTACAATTCGTACAAAATTCTAAATGCACCTCTATATCTGTGCTGTTTTCGTATCTACAGCCATTGCAATCATTCATTCCGAATCACCCACTTTCTCAAAAGGAACTCCTCTTAAATGCTCATCAAGGTCTAATTCCGTTCCATCAATGTTGCCATTCAGCTTATTTTGGCAGTGACACAATAGTGCTTCAAGGTCGCAAATTCTGCCTGCTCTGTATTCATCACGAATAAAATCCAAAACCCTATCTACACTTTCCATCCTGTATTCAATCGTATATTCCCTACAACTTTTAAAATAGCTATTGGCAAGCTCTCTGTATTTTTCTCCTTGTGCGTATTTTTCTTTTGCCTTGTTTAAAAGTTCTTCCGCTTTTGTCATTCACTTTCACCTACTTTCAATAAATCCATAAACTTCTCATACTGTTTCTGTGATACCTTGTTATTAGCCTTATCCGCTCTCAATTCGATTTTAAGGTGCTTTTCAGCGATAGAAGATAATTCCCTTGCTAACACCTTTTTACCTTGCTGTATGCCCTGCATATAGCCCTTAGGCGCTTTTCTCTCGCCTATTGAACCACTAGCACGATTTTCTCCTTGACCGCCTAAACTGACATTCCTAAGCTGATAGCCTTTATCAGCATATAGCTTGATGTAATACTTCTCCTTTTCGTCAAGCTGACTTTCAGGGAAATTCAGAAATTCAACTCGCCAACCATAAGGTTTTTTCTCTTTGTCGTACAGCTTATGTTTGCGTAAACTAAGGTCTATATGCTGTTCATAGCCTACAAGGTGGCTTGCCAATCTGCTGAGTGTATGTACCGCCTGTCCGACATACGCATACTTAAATCCGTTTTCATCTTCTCGGAGTAAGAAGTAAATCCCGCTCCTGTCATTTAACTTTGGGTTCAGCTTCAACAGTCGCTTTTTGTTTTCCTGTTCAATTGCCTTGGCTCTCGCTATGTTTTGATAATTCAAGAATTGCCACCTGCCTTTACTATCTCGATTGCTCGTTCTGCCATTCTTTTTTGAGTGCAATCACAACAGTTGATATCTTCGACAGGACAATTATCAAAGTCACACGCATCAAGTTCTCGCAGTTCTTCCAACTGTCCCACAACCTTGTCTATATCGTAGGCAATTGGAGTTTGTGTTTCATCATTGATAATACTCCTTACGATATTCAGACCAGCATTTATGCCTTTTGCATATGCTCCTATTTCTCTTTCTTTCTGGTCTTTCATCAGTTCTAATAATTTATCTGCGTCAATTAATCTCATACTCACACCTCTTTAATTGAATGGTAATCCCTCGTCAATACCATCAGGAATTGACATAAAGGAATCTGAATCAGCACTTGGACTGTTTCTACCTATAATTCCATTACTATTGTTCTGTTGATTAGCACGACTTTCGCAAAATTCGTGTTTTTCAACAACGCAATCATTAGTGTAGACTTTCTGTCCGTCCTTGTTAGTGTAGTTGCCTGTCTGCCATCTACCCTCAACGATAATCTTAGTTCCCTGATGTAAATACTTCTCTGCAAACTCTCCATTCTTGCCAAACGCAATACAGTTAATAAAGTCTGCTGCCTGTTCGCCATCTTTCTTAAAAACTCTGTCAACAGCTAATGTGTACCTTGCTACCGCCATACTTCCGTTTACTGTCTGTGAATATCTAACATCAACATCTCTAACAACTCTTCCTGAAATTATCACTTTATTCATATTTTTTCCTCTTGCTTTCTGAAATTCGTTTTCTAGTTTCTTCACTTCTTTTTTGCCCTGTATGATGATATATTGTGTGTGCTGAATTTGTCATCATACATAAATTTTCAATTCTGTTATCATTTTTTATCCCGTTCAAATGATGTATGCAACAATTTCGTGGCACTTCTATTCCTGTGGCTTTTTCATAAACTACGATATGTTCCATAACGTACCCACCTTTATCTGCTCTTTTATGTTCTGGCATTAATATTTGAACGTATCCTTTTCTTGTTTTCCTAACGCCGCCATTCCAATTACTAGCATTTTTACCACTTTTGGCTTTTGACCTGTTCAAAAACTCAATTTCTTCATCTCTCTTTAAATTAAGTGAATAAGCTTTTTATAGATTGCCAAAAATGTTTTATTAGGAAATAAGGCGATTAATTCATCATTTGTTAAGCGAGAATATTTATCTTTTAATAAAAGGACTTCCTCCTCACTCCATTTGGGATTCATAGTTATTATCTCCTTACATCTAAGTTTTCCATATTTGTTGCGGTTTCTTTCGCTTCTGATTGAAGCCAATCCATACAACTAGCTTCTCCTTCGTATTCTTCACCGAATATGTTTTTGAAAGTTATAAGAAACTCTGCTAACTCTTCATCTGACATATTCCTTATTCTGTCGGCATTGGTCTGTCTGCTATCGCATCTGCAACAAGGTTCATTATCTCTTGAATTGCTGTTGTGCTGGCAGTTACAAGAAATCTTTTCTTCGCTATCATCAAATGCCTTTAAAAACATTTCAGCAATTTCTTTCTCGTATCTACCACACATACCTTTGCAATCAATATCCGCAATAACCCTTGAAAAGAAATCTTTGAATTTGTCAGCAATATAATCTCCTGTGAAATCTTTAGGTATGTCAATTACTACTTTCATCTTCTCCGCCTCTCAATTCTTTCAGTTTTGCTTCGGCTTCGGATTTGTTCAAGAATACCGACTTGCCGATTTCACTTTCTGCAAAACTTCCTGTGATACTTCCGTTCGAGTTTGCATAATAGAATACGACTTCTTTTGTTGTAACAGGTTCACAAATGTATTCTTCACATTCACCAAATGAAAAGGCTGTTATTGTATAGGCACAAGGTCTGCCATAGTCATTATCCCATACTGTATCTCCCACCTTACAAGGCAATTTAACAAGTCTGCCCTGTTCCTCTAACTGCTGATACTCTTTTAACTGTTCTCTATAAGCCTTCACGAAATCTCTAAGATGTCTTATCACATCCCACTTAAACATATTCGTTTCGGCTTCCATGAGACTTTTAGCAGTCTTTATTGTTTCCTCAAAAGTCCATCCATTTATCACTTCATCAATATTCATTACTGCTCCTTTCTTCTCATGACTAACTCAAAATCTGTCTCTGGATATGTGATAGAATATTCTTCTTTTCCCACCATATTCGCCATGAACCATTCAAATACAGAAGCTATTGCACTGTCTGTTATATCCGTTTTCTGCCCTATCCACATATGCTTTTCTGTGTCTTGCGTTCCATAATATATCCTGTTAGTGAGAGGGCTTACTCCTGTTCCTTTCTTTTTAGCCATATAATCTCCTTTCTAAAAAAGGCACTCTTTTTCTTTACGCTTAGCAAATAATCTCTTTATCCACTTAGGCAACATACATTTCCATGTCGGAACATTAAAACCACCTTTTCTATCGAACAGACACCCGCAATCGCAACACTCTCCCTCATAGCTTCCTATTTCCCAACCGCAAGGACAATTCTCGCAATCATTGTCATACCAGCAGCTAACTTCCGTGTAGTGTTCCCACTTATCAGAATTTTCAATAGGCTTTGAATATTTGAATGTTGAAATTCTCACATTTCCAAATCGCTTGTCTATTTCAATGTCTTTATGCACTTTGAATAATTTCACTTTTTACCTCCTAAAACGGACAACTGTTTGGATTTTGTAAAATCCAGCTCTTACCCTGTTCCGCAACGTCCACGCTTGCCCCATTTACAGCATTTTTCATCTTCTCAATAAAACTATCACTATCAGCATTTTCACTTGATAAGTGGCACATTATGACATTCTGCAAGCTATCTGAATGATTCGCTTTAACAAAATTGCAAGCCGTGTCAATGCTTAAATGACCTCTGAAAACGTGATTAGCTTTGCCTGTGTTATCCCTGTCAATTAAGTCCTTGTCATAATTTACGCCTAAGAGAATGTGGTTTATGTCTTTAAATTTCCATTTGACAACTTCACAATCGGTTATGTAAAGCATTCTCCCCATTTCGGGGTGCATAATCAGAAATCCGAATATCGGGCAAGGCGTTCCGTCTGCGTCTGTGTGCGTCCAGCTTCCGTCTATTGTTGTTAGGTCAAATGCCTGTACTCTAAAATCTCTATTACCAATTTTCATAGGTTTTTCGCTTATGTATGGTGCATATACAGGTATTCCCATTCTTCTTAAAGGATAAACTGATAACGAATGGTCTTGGTGGTGGTGGGTACATATCGTACCCACAACATCTTTAATGTTCCAATTCAAGCCTTTTTTGATATCCTTAATCGGTATTCCACAATCAAGGATAAGTGTTTCTCCACTGTCGGAAGTTAGGGTGTAGCAATTACCTGTGCTTCCTGTTGCTATACATTTAAGTTTCATCATTTCACACCTACTGTCATAATCGCTGGATTTACAACTCCGTCTCCGTCATATCCATACTCTTTGTTATGCCACTTTCTTAAATACTCTCCGTATTCCCAACACTGTGAAAGAATACTAACTGCACATCCGTACATAAATCCTGTTATGCCCTCTGCGTCTGCTTCGTGGCTCAATCTGTCGGCATTATCAGCAAAACACTTCATAACATCATTGCTCTTGTCAATTTCTGCTTCTAACAGCTCAGCCCACCTTTCAGCATAAGTGAAGCAAGCTCTGCCGTATCCGTCACTATTCTTGTCGTACCAATCCTTGTATTCTTTTTCTTTGCCTTTAATAATCTTCATAAAATCACTTCCTTAATTTTTCTGCGTCTTCTCTTAACATTATTTTGAATTTTCCACCACACTCACAAACAGCTTTTGCGTCATAAACATTCCAATTTTTATTAGAACGTGATTCATCTTTTTGCTGTGGTTTTCCACACAATTCGCACGCACGTATTATTGGATTTTGTTTCATATTTACACCTCGATTTCATCATCCTGTGGGAACTGAAAAACCATATTTCTATGATAAATTCTATCTTCAAATTCTACTGACTCCATTTTCTGTGTTTCTGTCAACATTTTTATAGCTTTAATTGCTTTTTCCACACTTAAATATTCAGCTAACTTCGCACCACTATCTGACGAAAAATTTCGACAATAGATACTCGCTACTTCTAAAGTTCCGTGTTTCTCATCAGCCGTAGCTAATGTAAAATAATCGTATGGAATATCAATTCTTCCGTCCTGTGAAATTACTCTCATATTAGTTCTCCTTAATAAGATAAATTAATAACAATGAATGGGTCTTCCTGCCAAGTTCTCTTGTGTGCTGGCTCATAATTGTCAATATCATCAAAATCTACTTTATCGTCAAAACTTGCTGTAACTGTCACTTCCTGCGTGTCGTTTTCATTCTCTCTGTCAAATTCTGCTTCAACGTCAGTATCATATTCAGCTTCACAGTGAAACTTAACTTCTGTATCTGCATTATACTGACTTAATTCCTGTATTAATTCGTATACTGTCATATCTAATCTCCTATTCTGCCTGCATAAATGGCGGTAATGTGCTATCTTCCGCCTGTTCTTCGGTTACTTCTGTGGCTGTGCTGTCAACTACATCTGCCTTATCTTCTATAAACTCAACAGTATTAGCATTTTCAGCAATTTCAGCCTGTGCAACTTGATATACCTCGTCCATTTCAACTTGCGCCTGTCTTGCCATCGGGTCATAATTCTTAGGGTATTTCCTTGTTGCATTGTTACACATTTTTCTCTGTATCATACTCTCTGGGGTATCAAGCCAAGCACCGCTTATAAAAGGTCTTGCAAGCTCACATTCAAGCATTTCATCAACCGTCTTGCACACTCTTAAGGCATTGAGTATCTCGTCTTTCTTAGCCTTAATTTCTGCTTTCTGCTTTGGTGTGGCGTGGTATCTATCCTCACAAATACCAAAAGTCTCATTCATTATGTTTTGCTTAACATGAGCTAAAAGATTTACCTTAACACTATCTCTATCAGCAGAAAGATATGTTACTGTTCCGTCTAACAGCTTAACAGGATATACAACTCTTACCGCTTTATCAGATAATCCGCTTTCTTCCCACTCCGGCTCTGTAACTGTAAGTCCTTTATGCTTAGGTGGTATGTACTTGTCACCCTCTTTAATTACCCAGTACGGATAAACCTGCTTAACATCTTTTCCATAGTTGGCAAGCAAAGAGTCATAACCTGTACCCTCGATTCCCATTTCAACCTGTTTCTGCCATACATCCTTGCCTGTCTGCGGGTCAACTCCTATTTTTACATTCCTTAACTGAAAATAGCACTCTCTTGGGTATGCACTAGCATTTAACTTAAGGCTTGCACAACGCTTGACAATGCCTCTTAGATTGCTTGTATCAAGGTTTCTCATATCAATCTTAGGGTCACTCTTAACAAGATTGAATATGCTCGTCATAGCTTCCATAGCACACTCTTTTGCGTAATCGTCCATATCCATTCCAACAGCCTTATAATCATTGATAATAAGTCCTGTCATTGTATTACTCCACTCACTTAATGAGGTGGTAAACGCTTTCTTTTCCGCAACTGCTGTATTCTCTGCCATAATTAATCCTCACTTTCTTCTTTGTATTGCTCTTTCTATCGCATTTTCACCGTTACTCTCATTTTCCCATTTTCTTAAAGTTTGCCTACTAACTTTTAGCTCCCTACTCCAATCTGATAACGTTTTAGTAGTTCCATTGTGCGTGATATAATGACTATTACGCCTATTCTTAGATTGCTCTCTAGCCGGAATCCAAGTACAATTAGATGGTTCATAGTTTCCGTTTACGTCTATTCTTTCCAAGGTTAGTGATTCTTCATAGCCATTTTCAATAGCCCAATCGTAAAATAAGCAAAAATTATTTTTCCACTCATCACACATCACTATTCCTCTACCGCCATAATAAAAATAAGCTTTGCTATTCGGGTTAAAACAGCGTTGCTTAACATCTGTGTATATGCTGTACAATCTGGTATGTGTTTTATTATGAGTAGTAAAATACTCTGCGTTTCTTTGAGTTTTTATGCAACCACAACTTCTTACATTACCACTTCTTAAACTATCGCTTGATACCACTTTTTCATTACCGCAATCGCACAAGCAATTCCAATAGCAATTCTTGTGCCCAGATTTAGAATATTTGTACTCACAAAAACCAAGAACGATAAGCTTTCCATACCTTTTTCCAGTTATATCTTTGGTTTTTATTCTTTTATTTTCGCTAATCATTTTTTATCTCCAAAATTTCCATATCTCCATCACTAACAGCTAGCATTATTACTTGTGATTTATTTTTTTTTATAATATTTGATACATTTTCTGAATCGAGTGATTCTATATCATCAACAATTAAAGGGCAATTTATGTTACATATTTTTTGAATAGATAAACATATATCTATCTTCCCCATAATTTTCTTTGCTTTATTTGATGTACAATCTAATAACGATTTGTTATCTATGGTAGGAATACAAACTGTTTTATAACCACCAGACTTTGTATAAGTGAACAACTGCCACTTAACTAACCCAAAATGACTGTTTACGGCTTCTGTCAAGGCTTCATTCTTTGCTTTGTCTAATTCATCAAGTAAATCAAGGATTTTCTCGGCATTAGCCTTATTCTGTTCAGAATCAATCCTTGTCTGCTTTAATTCTTCAAGTCGCTGTTCGTCTGCTGCCGTATCAGACTTTGCAATCTGGCTTTCGCATTCTGCTAACTGCTGCCTTAAAGCCGTTTCCTGTTCCTTTAATTCTGCCTTAACTGCTGAAATATCATTAGCCTTGTGCATAGCTTCTTCTTTTTCAGCAATCTGCTTTTCAAGTGCCTTGCATTCTTCTGTGGCTGATGCATCAATTTCCTGCGGAAGTTCTGATAACTGCTTTTCAAGGTCTGCAATAGCTGTATTCAGCATTTCAAGGCTTTCTTTATGCTGTGGTAGTTCTTTCTGCAAATCTTCAAGAATCTTCTTATTCTTATCAAGTTTGTCTTTAAAAAGGTTGCCATTGCTTGTGATAATCTTTAATTCTTCTGCCTTGTGACTATCAAAATCAGCTCTTAACTGTTCTTTCTTATCCTCGGGATATTCCTGTCCGCAATAGCTACAAATAAGGCTTGTTTCGTCAAATTTACGCTCATTCTCCGCTTTCCATTTATCCCTTATATTCTGCAAATTCTTATTTATGCTATCAATGGCATTCTGCTGATACTCGATGTTCTTTTCTGTATCAGTAATAGTCTTTTCTGTCTGCCTAACAAGAAACTGCTTATCAGAAATCCTGTTCTCAATATCTCTCCTAGCCTTAATATTGTCCTCATTGGCTTTACGGCGAATATCGTCAAGCTCAAACTTTAAGCTGAGAATATTAGCACTAGCATTGTCATATTCAGCCATTAACTTGTCATTGTCGGTCTGCTTTGCCACGCAATCAGCAATCTGCTCTTTAAGGCTGTTCTTCTGTAATTCAAGGTCAGATACTTCAATAGCCTGTTTAAGCTGAATATCTCTTTCCTTTTCCTTAATCTGTCCGTCAAGAATAGGCAAATCCTTTGTAATTTTGGTCTTGGTAGCCTTATTCATAGCGGATAATTCCTCTGTTGTATATTTCTCCAATAAAGGAGCTAACTCGGCTAATTCAGCCTTCTGTGAAGCTATATCAAGGTCTGTTACATCTCCTACTAAACCAAATAAGTATTCTCTCATTTCTGCCGGCTTCTGATTAAGAAATGCGTTTACATTACTGCACATCTTAAATACATTCATATCAACATCAAGGTATGTGTTGAAGTCCTTTAATGTCTTAGGCACATCATTGATAAAATACTTGTTATCGTCCTTGTATGAACTGCTGTCCTTGCTGTATGTACGCTTCTGAACCTTTCTCAATGTAACTTCCTTGCCATCGACATCAAGCGTAAGTGTTACCGCCGTATCCATGTCATCAACGGATTTTCCGTCAACCTCACGTCTTACAACCGGATTATCCTTTAATTCATAATCGCAGTTAAACAAGCACCACAGATAAGCCGTTGCAATAGTCGACTTGCCCTTGCCATTCTTAGCCACAATTTTTGTAATGGCATAGAAGTCAAATTCTGCGTGTGCATAACACATAAAGTTTTCAAGTACTACCTTTTTTAAAACTGCTCTTTCCATAAACATATCCTTTCCTTATTTATATATTCATAATGAACACATCATCTTCTATTGAGAAGTTATCAACTGTCTTATCCGCAAGATAATGCCGTCTGTCAAGTTCATCAAATGTGCCGTCAAAGATAACGCCTTGAACTGGATGCCATACTTGGCAACGCTTTTCATTGTTTGCTGCCATACTAGCTAATTCTGAAACTGTAATATCACTATTCATCAGCATTCTCCTTTTCTTCTATAATCTCAACTCTGCCTACTGATACCTCGTAAGCTACTCTGTTTTCAACTTCATCTTCGCTTATCTTCTTTGTATAAGGTCTTGACTGGAATCTACCTGTCATTTCTATATGTGTTCCTACTGGCAAGTGACCGACAAACTTAGCTGTTCTGCCCCAAGTTATGCAAGGTATATAGTCTGACTTGCCATATGCTCTGTTAACAGCTATGAGAACATTTGTTATTTCTCTTCCAAGTGGTGTTACCCTGTATATAGGTTCTTTGCAAATAAAACCTCTAAGAACTACATCATTATTAAAAGGTAGTTCTTCCTCGTTTTCATATATTTCTATAATTTCAGTAAAGATTGCTAATATCAGCTTGCTTTTTTCACCTATATGCTCATTGTAGCTTCTTATTCTTCCTGTAATCATTACGCAAGCACCTGCTTTTAATTCGTTCATATCTACAATTCTTTCAGATATAAGGACAGGAAGTGTATCTACTGCTCCGCTAACCCTGTCAATAGAAATCATCATCTTAAAGAATTTTTCTCCAAAAACTTCGTGATTGAAAACTGGTTCTTCTGCAACTAACCCAAAAACTGTAATATTATTATTTCTCTCTTTCATCTTTAGTTCTCCTCTCTCTTTTCTACAAATCCAACAACTTTACCGCCGTCAATAACTGTATACATATCTTTTTTCTCGTACATATCAATACAATCCTGCACTGTTATTACTTTCTCGTTTACCTGTTTCATATTGTTCTTTCCTTTCTTTTGCTTTAATCTTTAATGTTGTAACTACAATACATATAGTTTCTAGTATCATTCCGACAACAACACCCAACATAAAACCCTGTATCATAGCTTATATCTCTCTTTCATTATTGTAGGCAGTTCGTAGCAGTCGATATAATCGTGAGTGTCTGCTATGTACTTCTTTTTAAGTTCACTCAAACCACACCCGTATTCGTGCTTTAACTGCCCTAAAATGTCTCTTACAACTACTCTTCTTAAGAGTTCACAATTCTTATTTCTTCCTAAGAGGTAACTTGTTCTTCTGCCAATGTGTGCCAGGATTTCAAGCTTTTCTACCTCATTAATCTGCTCTCTTTCGCCTTTTTCAGAAATAATAAATATCAATCTGCTAAAACTCCTTTCTAATTAATAAGCTGAAATATCATTTGCGCAATAAATAATATTGCTGATAACATCCATAAATATTCAGCTATTCTGCTATCTCTCTTTGCTTTCTTGTATGCTGCAATAGAGACTTCTAAATTGTTTCTTTCTGCAATCAGTTCCTCTACTGATATGCTATATTGTGGCGTTGCTTGTACTTCCTTTTCCATAAACTTCTCCTTATTTTAAAAATTGTGATATAATCCTCTTATCTTTTTATAGGAAAGAGGTGAAACCTTGAAAGACTTCAATGATTTTAAAAAGTTTGTCAATGAAAATAGTGCTAACATCCACTCTTCTATTCATCAAAAAGTTATGAAAAGTGTTAATAGCAATAACTTTGCTGATGAGGGTGAAAAGCACGAATTTATTAGACGTGCGTGGGTTGAAATTGGTGTTATGGAAATGCTGGAACATTACCATAACTGGCTTAGCAATCAGTAAGTGCTGATTTACCAGTTTCATACTCACTATGCTTATCTTCCTTGCTTGTCAGTTTCTTTAAGTTCTCATTCAGTTCTGCAAGCAAGGAATTTCTCTTTTTCTCAACTGCGATTAATTCTTTAATCAGTCTTTCCAACTCTTGCTCCTTTCTTAAAAACTCATACTTATCTGTGCATTAGCTTCTTTTACCTGTTCAGCAAGTGCCATAGGCAACGCATAATCATCTATAAACTTGTGTACATTATCAATGTACTTTCTTCTTATGCTCTTATATGTTGTCACACAGCCAAACTCACGCTTTAACTGCTTATATATGTCAGAATATACCGAACTGCGAATACTGCCGTTCTTATAGGCTTCGCTATCCTTGCCACCAAGTACAATTACGCCTTTTCTATTAACGTGCTGTTTGACCTCATCAATCTCACAGCCGTAAAGAGGTGTGTTATCCTTAAGCTCTGTCATATCTTCTTTGATAGAGTTAACAGCCTGTTCAAGTTCTGTATAGCCCTGTGCTAAAAGCTGTATCTGACCGCCGGTTGTCTTTGGCATACTATAACTGCCTGTTTTTCTGATTGACGGTAACACTTCACTTGTTACCCACTTACGAAACTTCCTCGCATTTTCTTTTCTGCTGTCAAGAATTACATCGTACAAACCGTCTTCATTGACAAATATGGTATTCTGTATTCTTCCAAGCGAATCTGGGATGGGGTAATTTGAAATTACCTCGTCAGTAAGCCTCTGCTTTACTCCCTTTGCTGTAAGCTCTAATATTCTGCATAAATCTCCAAGGCAGAATAAAGCTTCACCATCTTTAGTAATAGTTCGGATTTCTCCAAACTCTGAATTGCTAAAAATCTGTAAATCGTTCATATTACTCCTTTCTGTGGTTGTTTCTATCATCTGTGCTTTAATGGAATTTGCTGTACATCATTCAGAAATAATTGATTTTGTCAAAGATTTGGCAAAATAAAATGGCAAAAAATCTGAAACAGCAAAACAAATGTTGAAAGTACTAATGCAACGTCCGAAACAGATGGTTTTTTCATTCTTGCTCCTTTCTGCTTATTATCAAAATAATAAGTCAATTATCGTAAGTGAAATATTCAATATTGCAATAATAACAGCGATTATTGATGTTATTAATGCTATGTCACAAAGTCTTAATTTCTTCATTGATACCTCTTTACTTAATCCATTTTTCAACTGGGATTTTTGTTGCTTCTGCAATCTTCTGCATAGTAGTTAATGTTGGTGAAGACATACTATCTCTCCAACGACCACACGTTCCATTACCAATGCTACACATTTTTTCAAATGCTGATATTGGCATTTTTCTTTCGCCGCAATATTCAGCAACCTTATCATAAAAATTTTTATTAATATCTATTTCATTCTGCTGTGTCGTAAAAGCTTCATAAGCCTTGTCAATTCTTGCGGCTACCGGACTGTTTTCTAGCTCTACAAGTGCTCTTAAAGCTGAAATTTCCAATTCTGCCTTTTCTTTTGCAGATATGTCGCTTTTTCTTGTTTTCTCTAAATCCTCAAGTATGTAATCTTTTAATAAATTAATTTGAATTTCATTCATTGTTATTATTATCTCCTTTTTATGTTATAATTCCTTTACTAAATAAAGAAAGGTGGTGTAAATATGCTTCTAAAATTTCAAATAACTTGCACTTGTTATAGCAGATATACTGTTAACGAAGATATATCTACTAGCAAGATTGTTTGCCCTAACTGCGGTCTTGAATATCCTTACTCTGACAAAGTATTATCTATACTCAAGACTGCTAAGGAAATACCAGAGGGTAACATTACCTCTGATAAAGAATGCTGTATCAGTGTTCTTTCTCTTGGGGAAGAAATGAGTGGTTTTTAATAGATTGTTTCATATACTCTAAAAAACCAATCATTTCCGCAACTGTTAGTTTGCTATCTTTGAGTTCTGATAAAACTTTATTCTCTAATTCAGAGATAGCAGACCTTGAAGAAAAATATTTCTCCATAAATACAGCTCCCTCACAGGTTTTGCATAAGTTGTCTTTAAGACTATTAAGATAACTTTTCTCTACTTCATCAATAAAGCTTGCCATTCTTACTCCTTTCTAAAAGTTAAATATTTTGAACTTCTAAAGCAAAAAAATAATCCTGTATATCATCTTCTGATAAATCTAATAATTTAATTGCTTTTAAAATTTCAATCTGTTTCCAAGGTCGCTTGCCTGTCATTTTAAGTGATAAAGTCCTGTCTGAACATCCAAACGCCTTGGCAAAGTCCGTCTGACTTCCGTACTTTTCAATTATGCGACCTCTTAACTTACTGTAATTAAAAGCCATTCCAATTCTTCTCCTTTCTCCGTTTTTTGTTCAATGTTTTGAACTGATTGTATAATAGCATTATTAAATTAATATGTCAATAAAAAGTTCAATATTTTTTACTTTTTTAGTTTTACATCTTGAACTTTTGTTCAAATAATGGTATATTATCAACAGAAAGGAGGATAACTAAGATGAAAGAGAATACATCAGATAGGCTTAAACAGCTAATGAATGAACGGAAGTTAAAGCAAGTTGATATTTTGAATTTATCATTACCATATTGTAAGAAATACAATATCAAGATGAATAAATCTGATATTAGCCAGTATGTATCAGGCAAAGTTGAACCTAGCCAAGAAAAGCTAGTTGTCTTAGGAATGGCTTTGAACGTGTCAGAAGCGTGGCTAATGGGATTTGATGTTTCGCCAATCCGTAAGGATAATTCAAAAGAAGCTGAAAAAGATGTTGATTTACTTTGGAAGTTTTCTATGTTAGAACAAAGAGATAAAGAAACGATATTAGATATGATAGATGTTATGTTATCTCGAAAAGAAAAGAAGTAGGGTTTTACCCCCACCTCTTCAAAAAGTTTTCTATGAATGAATACAGGTACTCTAATGTACCTGTATTTTCTATTTTATTTATGAGTTCTATTAACTTATCTTTGTAATTTTCCTCATTACTGTTATCCATAAACCTGCACTCCCCTCTCTTGCCCTTGCACGTTTGATAGCGATACGATTATTATAGAACACACGTTCTATAGTGTCAAGTGTAGCGGCGATATTGCCAACGCCAATCAAACAATATCGCCTGCCAGAACTTGAAAATGTTTAAGGGTCTTTTCTCAAAGACAAGTTTATTATACATTTATCGTTAGTATATTTCAAATACTTTCGGTCGTGTTATTTCGACTTTATTCGACAACTAACTGGAACTTGTCGATTGCATTACCCATAACGCCTGCATATCCGTCCATTCCATTTGATGTTTCATTGTCTATCTGTTCTGGATAGAAGTTGCGGTTATTGAATACAGATACCATATACTTTGCATACTTCCAAGGCTCACCCTCTGGCGCATAGTAAATGATTTCTATTGCGTCAATCTCGTGCTTCTTGTCACCTGCATAGCCATTATCGTAATCGTCATAATTAAAGCCAGTAACATAAGGAAGCCAATCACCGCCCTTTAAGTGAACTCTGTACTTAACTGAACCTCTGCTAACCTTGATAATAAGTGCTGTGATAGCTTTATTGTCGCCTGCACCAGCCCAATCTTCTCTATCTTCTACTTCACCCCACCATCTATCGGTATAAGCGGCGTATGTAGCATATACGTGTTCATCTGTGCTATCCTCTGTGTTATCTTCTTCGCTGTTATCTTCTGTATTATCTTCTTCATTATGAAAGCCATAGAATTCTGATAAGTCGCAAACTCCGTCTACACCGTCAATTCTTGCGCTAGAAGTATACTGCCACCCCGCAAGATAATGGTCGATACTGGGTGTCTTATCTGCGTTAACATCATCATTTAACTGCATTTCATCATAGCCTAAGTAGTAACGTGCTATCCAGAACGGACAATCTAAGTCGCTAGGGTTTGTGTATGGTTTGATATAACTGCCATAGAATGATAAGCCAGTATATACACCGAAGTCATATCCTGCACCCTCAATAACCTCTTTGTAAGCCTTGATAATGTCGATAAGCTCTGAACCTAAGTTTCGCATACAAGTATCTTCAACGTCCATCCAGACAGTTACCTTACGTCCGTCAAGCACTTCAAGCACTCTCTTAGCCGCCGCAATAGCTTCTTCTACTGTCGGTGTGTAAACATAGTTGTATACACCGCAAATATGCACGCCTGCTAACTGACAGCCTTTCCAGTTGTTTTCAAACTGCTTATCTGGGTCAAAATCACGTCTGATAACCTTAAGAATAGCGTGAGTAAGTCCTGCCGCCTTAACTCTGTTCCAGTCAACTACACCATTCCACGCTGAAAAATCTCCACATTTAATCATAATTAAAATACCTCACTTTCTACTGTTTCTGTTGCATCTGAACTAACTGTGTTATCTTCTGTGCTGTATGTTGCCTTGTAAGTATTTTTAACGCCATCAAGAAAGCTCTTAAGCTCGTTGTCTAGTGCTATATCATTCGCCAAGTATGCCGCAAAATCATTAAAGCTGGCTGACATACTAACTGTACCGCTTTCGCTGATTGTAGCTGACAGATAAGCCACCTGTTTAAGTGTTCCGTCTGAATTTTGAACAGATAATGTTCCGTTCTTCTGAATTGATGAGTTAATGTCTAACATTGTGTTTTACCTCCTAATTCGCATTAAAAAAGGACACCCGAAGATGTCCTTAATTGCTTAATTGCTTTTCCAATTTTTTAATACGCATATTCTGCGATTGTACAGTCGCAACTAAATCCGCTATTAATTCATCATAGCGTAATGCGTATCTTGCTGTTAGTTCTTTAGTTGTATTTCCGTTTTCGTCTGAGACTTGTGTTTCGTAGTTATCATTATTAATCTTTTTATCGATAAATAATCCCCAGTCATCTTTCATAGTTTCTTTAACCTGCTGTGCAATAAATCCGTGATGATAGCGATTAGAAGTACCGTTAATCATTTTAAATTCGCAAGGTTTTAAATTGTAGATAAATTCAGAAGAGTCTTCTGAATTCAATAAATGAACATCTTTTTTTACGTTCTCGTCTGAATCAGAAGCGATTGTTCCATAAATTGACCCGAAACATCGCAAATCATATCCTATGTATGTACTTCCATATACTGACAGTTCACAGTTCTCGTAGTGTCTGTCCTCTGTATTTGTAATTCTGACATTTTGTGTGTCTTTTCCCGAATTTGGATTATAGCAATATACTGTAAGTGTCGTTGGTTTTTTAATATTGTCTTGGTAACCGCCATTCATCGAAATATTGGGCGAAAAAAACTCTAATGATTTGTTTAAATCGTTGTTTATTCTTATAATGAATTCGTATTCCGTATTTTCTGTTTTATTCTTAGTGCAATTTATTCCGACAACATCTCCATAATCTGCATTGAGCACTAAAGCTCTTCTTACTTCATTATTGCTAGTATAGTATCTTGTTGTAGTTATCGAACCTACATAATTTTCGTAATCGTCGACCCAAGAATAGAATTTAATGTAATTTTGGTCTATCGACATTCCTTTAATTCCATTATTTTGATATGTCGACAATATACCATTATCAATTGAGAAATTGCCAATTTGACCTTTAGAAGCATACATATATCCATCCGCACGAACGTACCAATTACCATAATATGCCCCATCTCTTTCTTCTTGGCAAGAGAATGTCCAAGCTTCGGAATTAGCGGGTGCCTGTATATAAGTTCTATATTTGCCGTAATCTTTATAGATAGAAGACTTGCTGATGTCCCAGCCTCCAATCGTGCCAGACGAAAAATAGCCGCTTCCTGTAATTTGTGCGTTAGTTGCATATAGTTTACCAGTTTGACTTATATAAAAATTAGGACTTTTGCTGTATCCCTCATCTTCAGTTCCGTGAAAAACCGAAAAAACATATGGTGTAATATCACCAGGTATTTGTAATGCAATTCTGAATAAGTCATTATTCTGCTTAAATATTGTACTTATTGAATCTTTAGACACTTTCCAGCCGCCAACGTTTCCGCCGTTGGCAATCAGATTGCTACAAGTTATAGTTCCGTCTGCTGTAATGCTGGCGTTCGTGCTGTTTAATGTAAACCTGTTGCCACTTAAATTAAGCCCACCCCTTGCAGTAATATTTATTGTATCTGCAATAGCTTCGATAGCACTCTTAAGCTCGCCTGTTTTAGGGTCTTTTTTGATATATAAATCAAGGCTTGTTTTAGTTGCATAACTTTCTAAATCGCTTGACTTAGCGTAAGTTCCACTAAGTGCCAAACTAATACTTGAACCATTATCATTAATTTCCTGCGTAATTTTGTTAATCATAGTAGTTGTTGTACTATAATTATCTGTCAGATTTTTCTTTGTCTGTGTTAATTCTGTTGATATGCTATTAAGATTAATCTTAAGACTAGCGTTCTGATTAAGCATATAAGCTAATTGTGTGTTAGATACCTCTTTCCAACCCCAATTACCTTTATCATCTTTAACCCAACGCCAAGTTTTTTGAGCTGTTTCGTTGTATGCTATTGCTCCGTGATATTTAGCATATTCATCATTGCTGTAAGTCCAAGTAAGATTGTCGCTTGGAAACAAATCATCTGACGGATATATGGATATGAACCAGTCAACGGCTGGATAATTATCTTTTGTAGGCGTTGCTGTTACTGTATACACCATAAAATTATCGTTCGTTTGTTGGTATAAGTCAGATAACGTGATTTCGTAGCTATCTAGTTTCTGATTAACAGTAGAAAACTTAGTCTTAATGCTTTCGTTGTCAACATTTTCAGTCCACCACAACTTGTTAGTGATAAAATCACTAGCAACTTTCATCATACCGCCCCATTGAGTATAATCTTTGCCAGCACCACTTGTTATAGCTTGCATAATGACATTAAGTGTCTGTCCCTCGTTGTCCAGATAAATTTTATTGCTCTTAAGTGTATGTGTGCTGTCGTTATTAATAACATTAAACAATGTTTCGATATCCAGCTTACTTGCATTAATATTAGCGTCATCTTGAACAACATCATCACGAACAACTTTTCTTGTAACGCCTTTTTCGGTAAGTCCTAAGGCATCAAACATAAGATTGCCAGCTTTATCCCAGACATACATATTGTAGTCCGAATTAGCGTCTTTACCTATTTGAACTCTTGCAACCTTGTTATCATCTTTTATCTGTATCGTATTGTCAGCTATATCAAGATTTCCGCTTTCGCTTATAATCTCAACAAGGTTTGTATAAATCTTACCACTTGTAATCTTATCTGCGGCTATACTATCAATCATAGCAGATTTTATCTGTGCATCGCCAATAACACTTACAACTGCATTAGCGAATTCTGTTGTTAAACTTTTACCTGTCGCAGAACCAAACATTAAGGTCTTAATGTCTGCTACATCTGCATTTAACACGCCTACCTGTGCATAATCTGCTTGTAACTTAGCGATATTAGCTTCATTAATTGTAGCTTTACTTGCTGTCAAATTAACAATATCTGCTGTAATAGCTTCAATCTTATTAGCCTTTAATTGGTCGATATACGCTTGATGTGCTTTTAAACTCTCAATATTAGCACTAGTTATATCGGCATTTTCGATAACTGCCTTGTTGATTAAGACTAAATCAGCGTAGTATCGTTCCATTTGCTTTGTTATCGGACCACTAGCAATATTGCTGTTTTCTGTGTCAGATTGTCCGATAGATGTAACTGTGTCCATTAAGCCGCCATCACATTCGTGTGTTATCTGCATTATAGGCACTTTGTAATCAACGCCGCTCTTATTAACAGTTATAATGTCGCCTACTTCAAGCCGCCAGTCACCGACAAACTTAACTGTAAGCGGTCTAAACTGAAAGCCGCCTATCTTTTTATAAATCTCATTTAAGTTAGCTTGTGTCATAAATGGATTAGCAAAGCTAAGTCCAGTTGTACCACTGCCGCTAGTGATTGTGCTAGTTTCCTTATCACCAGACTTTGTATTGTTACAAGTCAGCTTTCTTATCGTAAAATCTTTGCTAGTGGTAAAAGTAACCCCTTGCTGATAGTATTGATGTCCGTCAAGCACATAACCGCTATCTTTGTACCACTTTATTTCAAGGTTTCCGTCAGAATTAATAGCCGCATTTCCACCTTGTAGCATAGCCATATAACCTATCATTTCACGCATTGTATAGCCTTGCGGCTTATCTATGATTGTATGTGTGTTTGTTATGCTAGTTGCTAACTGTATGCCTAGCTTTGTACAGATTTCTTCTAAAATAGCCTTATCCGTACTAGGATAAGTTAATTCAGAAAAATAACCTTTTTCAGCTTTGTACATCTTGTCATAAGCTGTGTACTTAGTGTATTCGCCGTTACTTTCTTCTTTAGTTACAGTAAATATGCCTATCTGTACATACTCAATGCCGCTATCGCCCTTAACACCCTCAAAAATGGTTATATCCTTATTTTCAAGCGTGATTTCTGGATTATAAATAGAAAAGGTAACACTACTACTGCAAGTGTTACCTATGGAAATGCTATTGTTCGGATTGATTATGTTGCTGTACTTAAACTCATTAAGTGTCTGATTGTATTCTTTTCCGTCAACTAAATATTTGCTGTAATATCTTGCATACAGCAAATTGAAATCCGCACCCCAATTAATATTTTTCATTAGGTTGCTCCTTTCTGCTGATTAATTGTTAATCATAAAGCTAAGTGCGATAATCTTAGCTGGCTCAATGGCTTCACAACTATCAAATGCACTTATATCAACTTTTGTGTATTCAGATACTTCTATTTCCTGTTCTCCTAGTTCTTCAAGTTCTGATTTTATCTTATCGTTGTTATCTTTATTTTCCTCGCGTATCTTTTCTATCGTTTCTACAACTGCCTTAAAGTGTGGCTCTAACATCTTAATGTTAGACATAATGGCAACTGCTAATCTGCCACCCATTCTAAGCTGTGCTACACTTGCAAGTGCTTCATAATGTGCTAAAACTTCATTTCCTGTTATTTTCATAGTTAATCTCCTTATTTCTGAATTAAACTTAATTTTGCTCCGACTATTAATCCATCCTCATTCTTTGCTCTTGTGAGATACGGATATGTCACATCTCCTGTGTATATTGTCATTTCCTTTTGTGTACCGCCTAAGAATAGGACTTGTGCTGTCGGGAATGGGTTATTTTCATCACTAATCACATTATCAAGCAACAACGCCTGTTCACCTGTTAATGGTGGCAATTGTAGTTCTACTTTATCCTTAATAGCCACGATTGTGCCTACCATTTCTCCATAATCGTTTCTTCCTGTGTTCTTAGACCATATCTTATTTCTGCTGTATGTGTAGCCGTTATATGCTACTGGGAATGTTACTCCCTCGATAATTACAGCGCTTATCATTCAATCACCTCTTTTCTATATATTTACTTCAATAAGCCCAGACAGACTTAACCATATGGAAGACGGAATTAAGAATAATAACGATATGATAAGCAAGCTAAACAGCAATTCTTATAATTTATTTAAAGTAATCAAGGTTAGTTACGATAATGCAGTAATTGAAGCTAACAAGCCGTTCCTAATAGAAAAGGAATTCACGCTACCTACCGGCTATAAAGCAATAGGTATATGTGGGCAACACTTAGGAAGAAATGCTGGTATTACTTACACAATGGTTGGTATATCAGATGGACATATATGCCAAGTTGGTGGGTGGGCAGGTAGTAACACATACTTTAATGGCTATGTGGAAATTTTATTGTGTACAGCTTTATAATTTATTTTTTTCTGATTACCCTAAAGTTTAATAATTAAAAATTGGTAAATAGTTAATTCAGATAAGTACGCAACTGTCTTGTACATATTCAATCGCATTTGTTGAACTTGGTGCATATGCACTTAGAGTTCCATTTATATATGCAAATTTTATTATTTTTCCACTAGTATTAGCGGCTAAGTGTCCATAACCTTTGTAATTTATATTGCTTATTTCACCAATTGTGGTCCATTCTTTTGGAAATGCTTGAGTTAATCTGCCGCTGGAATGCAGGTAACATATGCCCAATTTGTGGTATATGATTAATTCAAGACCTAGGTAATTAAATATTCCCTCAATGTCACTATTAGCTATATTGCTGTTTAGTTCACTTATCATATCATTATTACTCTTAATTCCATCTTCCATATGGTTAAGTCTATCTGGACTTAATGGAGTGCCGCCGCTAGTGCCAGCTTTCCACGCTTGCTTTATGTATTGTATAAAATTCATAGTAAAACCTCACTTTCCAAGCACACAAAAAGGACACCTCACGATTAAGTGAAATGTCCTTGTCATTTTGCTATTTATTTGTTATTATTGGTATGAGTTAATTTGCATTCACTCATACGTGCTAATCAGAACAGGTCTATTCAACTTGTTCTGTTTTTTTATAGCTGTAAATTTCTTACAGCTATTGAATTTTCTTTCTGTTTGAGCTATTATATCTCACAAGAGAACTTATGCAACATTATTGAATAATTGCAGTATAAATTCTCTTCCAAGTTGGGTAATTCGTCTATGATAGATTACTTTACCGCTGTCAAGAATTTCTTGTTTAATTTCCTCATATCCCATACTGCTGTATGGTGAGTAAAGAACCCAAGTTCCATTGACATTGTACTGAATTTTTCTATCAGCAAGCAACTTGTTAAGTTGAATAGCAGAATTTAAGTTCAGCTCTTTAGCAATCTCCGTCATTGTATATGTTTTATTGACGTGCGTTAAGATAGCGTTCTTTCTTTCTGCTTCAACTCTTGCTTGCCTTTCTTTTTTTAACTTTGTTAATAATTCTATTCCAAAGTCTGGATTATTCAGTATTTCATCAATAACATTATCAGTAGCATATATTCCATTCTTACGAATTGACGGAATAATCTCATCAGCCACTAATGCTTGAAATTTCTCTGCTGTTTCATTTTTGGCTTTCATTGCTAGTCGGTAGAAGATGTTTTCTGGGATAAAATCTGGACAATTCCCTTTGTAATTGCCGTTGCAACTTCCTGCAACGACCTTTAAATCTGTTAGATAATTGTAGACCGTATTCCACCTAACAACCTCGTTGCCACTTGCTGCAACGGTGGTAAACCCAAGTCCTCTAGCAACATTTTCCAATCTTAAGTAAGCAACGCCATTCTGCTCATAGCAGTCTACGCCGCAAATATTCTTAGTGTTCATTGGTGCCTTAATCTCATTGTGAGTGTCATCTTTTGTAGTTGGATTATTATAACTCATTATTTTACCTCCTACAAATTTATCATTTGCTCAAAGCAGAACTTATTGCGTAGTGGGAGTATATGCCCACAATGCCTCACGCAATAATATTATGCCACTTCCTTTGTAGTCTTGTCCTGTTCCTTTAAATCAAAATTATTAACATTGTCCTGAATAGTTTCTAATTGCTGTAAAACTCCTATGAGAACATATCCTATTCTTTCGTTTTCCATATTTGCTAAAACTTCTGTTACTGTTGCGTGTGCAATTTCTGACGCTATGTCAATATTTGTTACGATTTCTACATTACTCATTTGTTTTTCCTCCGAAAATATTCTTGAATTTTCCGAAAGAAACTGATATGATAGATTTATCAATTCCTTTCGGATTGGTGGTTTGAGTAGCAACTAAAAGTTTTGACCGACTTGTTGCTACTCTTTTTTGTTGTCTTTAAGTTCTTTTTCTACTAACCCTATACCTTTCATAATGGTGTCGGTTCTTGTTAATTTCAATTCATCAGCACATTTCTGAATACGATTAGCTTCATCTTTTGTTATTCTGATATTAAGATTAACATTTCTAGGGTTTTCCTTATGTGGTCTTCCTGCTGGACTAATAATAATCACTCCTTTCAATTATTGCCCTTGCAATATTTATGTTATTATAATAACTGCCCTTGCAATAATTGTCAAGCACTTTTTAATAAAAAATGGAACGCACCAAAAAGATACGTTCCATTAAAATCATGTATTACCAAAAAATCAGCCCACATCTGTTACACACAAACCTATGTTGTGAATAAGTTCCTCCCTGTTGCTTAATCTTCTCTTTCTTATTAACCAGCGTAAACGGTCTAAACGGATTCAAATTAACGGTATATCTTGTCTTAGTTTTCTGTGGTACAGTTGTTGTAATCTGTGTGTGAGAGCAGTCCCAACTGCTACATCTTGGACAATATACTTCAACTAAGCCGTTTTCTGTCGCTCTGTACACTCCTTTAAAGTTAGGATTTAGTGGGCGTTGAATTTGTGGTTGCTGTTTTTTCTTTATTCCTAATACTTCCAGCATTTTATATAAGCCTTTTTTTAACATATACATTCCCCCTTATCTTTAGTACTTTAAATATATTCTTTTATTATTTATTTGTCAATTAATAAGGGAATGCTGCTTGCCCTGTCATATTAGTGTAGTTATTAGCTTTATCCTGTACCATTGCAAACAATTTATCAGCGTCACCTTGTAGTGTTATGTTTACATTGTTGTTAGCTTCTGACATAGCCGCCACAACTGCATTGTAAACCGCTGGATAAACTGCATTAGCAATACCTGTTGTGATTTCCTGCTGATTGGCTACTGCTGTTCTTCCGTCCATAGTACCAACCATTTCGGGTGCTACTTCATTAGCAACGAATAACTGTCCTTTGTTTGGAAAGCCGCCATTTGCATACCAATCAACACTTATCTTGGGCACTTGAGGTGGCACAAGACTAAATTCGCCATCAATATCGAAATGTGGCGTTTTTATATGTGGAAAGCTAAGTCCTAAGTTGTCCCACCAATCTTTGAAATTATACCACATATCTCTTACTTTATAAAAAAAGTTCTCAACGGCTACTGAAATTTCACTAAGGGATGGTTTGCTATCCCACCAATTAACTACATTATTCCACTTATCTTGTATGCCTACTCTTATTCCATCTGCCATATCACGCCATCTATCTGCCGTAAAGTAAGGTGCTACGTGATTATTCCACCAATTGTAAATTCCGGTTGTGCTCCACCAAGAAGAAAAATCAGACCATTTATCTTGTAGACTTGACTTGAAATTATCACCCAAGTTGTTCCATTTATCTTTAGCAAACCAAGGCGTAACATCATTATTCCACCAATTATATATACCTGTGCCACTCCACCAATTATTGAACGAAGTCCAACTATCAGTTAAGCTGCCCTTTGCGTTATCTCCAAGAGATTGCCATTTTGCTTTTGTAAAATAAGGTGCTACGCTATTGTTCCACCAGTTGTATATTCCTGTACTACTCCACCAGTTATTAAAAGAAGTCCAGCTATCTTGCAAGCTATCTTTTGTATTATCTCCAAGTGACTGCCACTTCGCTTTAGTAAACCAAGGCGTAACATCATTATTCCACCAATTTACGATTGCTGTATTATTCCACCAATCTGTAATTTCATTCCATTTTTCTTGTGCAGCTATTTTTATATTTTCTATGCCATCTTTTGCTTTTTTTACATATTTACTATCATCTATGCTTGCTGAAAATTCCGTAATAAATTTAAGTGTAAGAATTCCGCCCGGAATAACCAAAGAAGCCAAAATTCCTGCAATTCCCCATTTGTCGTATATCTCCTGGTAAGCACCCCATATTAATTTTATTGCTGATACTCCTAAGTCAATTGCTAGGTCCAAAATTTTTACAGTTATTTTTCCTAAATCTATACCTTCAATAAACTTTATTATATTTCTTCCTAATTGTTCCCAATCAACAGAACTAACAAATCCATCTGCAAAATCCAAAACATTGCAAATAGCTTCTGTAATTGCTTCTCCTGTTTTTTTCCAAGGAAAAGCATTTATCCCTTTGTTTATTTGTTTGCCTGCGTAAGTACCTATTCCGTACCAGTCACCCTTTTTTATGGCTTTTTCTATTCTATCAGCCCAAGCAACTGCCGAATTTTCCATATTGGCAAATGCTTTATTCCACGCCGCTTCATATTCTGCCGCCGCCTTAGCAATATCATCTGTCAAATCAATAGTGCTACCGCCACCACCGCTTGAGCCCTTGCTTGAGCTTGTATCGTCCTGCAATTTATTTATTTCATCAAATCCCATAAGGGATAATGTAGCTTTCTTAGCTGAATCAGCTACATCTTGGTAGCCGTTTGAAATATCTTCTAAGCCATCTGATGTGTCTTTATAGCCACTTTGTCCGAAGCTTTCAAAGTCAATCTTAACGCCCATTAAAGAAGCAAGATTGACTAATAATCTTTTGATTACAATAGTTACTCCGTTTACTACTGGCATAACCTTTGAAAGAATTGGGATAAATAGCTGTCCTGCTACCATTCCTACCTCTTTCATATTGTTACTGAACTGGCGTAACATATTTGATGGGCTATTAATCGTATTAGCTAAATCGCCCCAAGATACTTTACTTTGGTCCAATATTGCTAACACTCTTAACTGTTGTTTTTCCATCTGTGTCATTTCAGACACCGACTTAGAAATGCCTAAGTTGTAAGCATACGTCGCTAATGTAGCATTGGTAATATCAATACCATACTTGTACAATGCCCTCGATTGTCCGATTAAACCGCTTTGTAAGTTCTGTGCTACTGTTGAATAGTCCACATTGAAAAGTGAGCTTATATCGCCCGCAAGCATTGTCATTGACTTTGTTATAGCCGTTGTTGCTTCGCCTGTCTGTCCTAACGAATTAGTAACAGAAGCTAACTGTGAAGCATACTGTGTTACTTCTTGTATGTTAAGTCCTAAGTTCTTTGCTCCACTTTCTTCAAGCAAACCACCTTGAATATTAACTTTTAAACCAGACAGCTTTCCGAGAGTATCGTTTACTCTGCTTTGGAAGCTCTCTGCATATGCTGTTGCGTTATCATATCCGTACTTTTCGTAATCTTTATCCCACTCTGAACCAATCTTGCCAAACGCAACCGCTTGGTAGTTGAAAGCTTCAATGTAATCTGTTGTTGACTTGATGGCTTCTATAAGCTTCTTACTGCCACGAATTACCATAAAATAAGTGGCATAAAACTTGCCTATTGCACTTGCCAAGTTCCAACTGCTCTTAGTCGCTGTCCTAACGCTCGTAGAAACGCCATACAGTGACTTTTGAAGTGAGTTTGAAGAAGTACCCACCTTGCTACCTTGACTAGCAAGATTAGCCAATGCGTTAGTCATTTGAATGACATTTTGACTTACTGTTGGTGCTCTTGATAGCGTTGTCATTAAGCCATTTAAAGCATTACCTAGCTTTGGAATGTTTACAATGGCGTTTTCAATACTCTTACTGCCTAGCTTACCAAGTGACTTTGCAAATTCTGTGACCTGCGTTGCATTTTGCGGAATAGCTGATATGCTTGCAACTGCCTTTGTGACAGCTTGAAGTGATGTAGCTGTGTTAGTTAGTGCAACTGAATCAACAGAACCTATCTTTGTGATATTCTTGGCAAGCCTTGTAAAATCTGCTGTTCCTGCGTTCATATTCTGCATAGCGGAACCTAACTGACTAACACCATTTGCAAGACCGCTTAGTGATGAACCATTCACAGTTGCAAGTGATGTTGATAGCCTTGTAAGTTGATTTATCAGCTTATCTACAGAATTGATAGCTTTAGTGGCAGTACCGGTAATTTTGACTTCTAAACTGTCTAATTCCACGCTTTATACCTCCGGCTTATCATTTTTAGGGTGCGTTAAATCCCAGTTTGCTTTTCGTATTTTCATATTCAAAACAAACTCTTCTCTCTTTCTTTGTATTTCATCTTCACTGTTCTCTTTTTTGTTAATATCTCTATAAATAGGCTTGTCTGGGTATTCAAACTCGTCTTTACTCCAAGCACCACTTCTAACGCCTATCTTGATTGCCGGGAGTATGTAACTGCCTATCGCAAGCCATATATCTGAATCCATTCGTTGTCTTTCAAGTTTCTTGCCCTCTACAACCGCCCATAGCTTTTTAGGTGTCATTTTAAGAAAGTCTGAATAACTAACGCCTAGTGAACTGGCTAAAACAAAGTATTCTTCCCAGATTATTTTGTGGAAGTCTGCTTTTTCTTGTGGTCTTGTGGTACTACTGTCGGCTTCTTCTGTTCCTGTGTTGCTTCTTCCACATTGTCCGCCATTTCCTCTAACATCGCTGTTATTCCGCTCAACTCGAAAAAACCATCATCTTCCATCGCTTTCTTGATTTCTTCAAACAATGTTCTATATCCGTAACTCTTATCTGTCTTTCTCTTCTCTGTAATATATGCTCTAGTGAGTTCCTTTGCTTCATCCATAGTTACTGGGTTATTGTCAATACAGCCTGCATAAATGGCTAAAATACAAATCTCTGGCACATCTGCTGTCATATTTGCTAATCCATCAAAGGAAGCCTGTGCAACACTCTTGTCTGTCTGTACAAGTAAGTAAGAACCATTAACGACAGAGAACATTTTCTGCACTATCTCTTTACACTCTGCTGCTCCAAAAGAGAACTCAACTTTGTATTCATTTCCGTTTACATTAATATTCATCATAATTTTTACCCTTTCCTACCCCATATAGGGAAAGGTGCGGATTTTACACCGCACCTGCCTTTTAAATTAATTATTCTGTTACATCATCAAGATATGATGTGTAGTCGGCTGTTTTGGCGTTTTCTACGCTATCCGACACAGCCTTTTTTGATTTAGTCGAATAGCTCATTATTCCCCCGATGTTGGGGTTACTGCTGTATCTGTTCCTACCATATCCTCAATAATAAGGTTGATAGCCATTGTAAGAAGTCCGTTCTGCTCCTTACTTGTAATTGGTAATTTTGATGGTGGTTGTGCTACAAAGAACTCTGCGTCTGTTATGCCCGGAGTAATCTCCTGAAACCACATTCTCTTACCGCCTGTTAATCCATTGTATGCTGTAATAAGAGTTTTCCATTCTTCAATAGTTGCGTCTGTCTTATTAACTGTTACTGCAACTGTATCTGTGACTGTATCTCTGCCTGCAATGTTTCTTGTCTGCTTATCTTCAAGTGCCGAAGCATCTATTGCTTCTGGTGTTACTGTAATTTCATCAATAGAATTAATTCTTGTAAGTAACTTGAATGATGTTGGCTTTGTACCTGCTGTTGTTTCAACTCCATAAGAGAAAGTAACGCCCAGTGTACTTAATCCTGCTACTGCATCTGCCATTGTCTACCTCCTAAAAATTCGCAAAAAAATAAGAGCATCTCTGCTCTTTGTTACAATAATCTGTCATTTGCTCCGATTAACCGCCTAAATCGTGCGGTACTCTTATGTACTTTATTACTGATTGAGAACTCTGGCATTGCATTGCCTTGAAATCTCATTGTCTTGAATGTATCCGTAATTACTGTCATAACCTTACGACAATCGGACTTGCTTGTGTTAGTGGTAACATCCACTTGAAATGTCGCTAACAATGCGTTAATTGTCTGTCCATCAAGCGTTTGTCCTTGTTCTACTGCTGGCAGTAAATGAATGTATACTGTTGGGAATACTGCTTGACCGCTGTTTTCCCCCTCATTAGTTATGGCTATCTTTGGATATGTTTTCTTTAGTTGCGTTAGGGTTTTAGCCTTGACAAGTGCTGTGACTGTATTTTCAAGGTCTGTCGCCCAATCGTTTGCATTTGCCATTAACTAAACACCTCTCTTGCTATCTGCTTATACTGATTAATAATCTCCATTGTGGCGTTGTACATAGGCATTGTAGCTTTAACGCCGTGCGTGTAGTGCCATTGATTATCATTACCTAAGTAGTACCAGCCGTCGCTGAATGCGTGGATTTGTCCTGGATATGTTCCTACGCCCAAGCCGAAATCATTAGCCTTTGGGTTCTCGTTGCCACTGTTGTAATAAATGCCTGCGCCAAATTCAATCGCTAACAGCGTGTAAAATGGCTCTCTATCTTCTACTTCAACAGTTTTACCGGTAGCAATTAAAATAGCTTGGTAGCCATCTTGAATAGGCTTTCTGTCAACTCTCAATGTTACTGTCCTACCTAATGGACTTTCGTTAACACTCATAATTGCCGCTTTGTCGCCTAATTCTGCTAATCGTTCAACAAGCAATTCACATTTATACTGTAAACTCTGCTTATACTGTTGTAACTGTCTGATAGCTTCATTTACGGACTTTTCAGACAATGATATATTAATTGTATGTCTTGCCATAAACATTCTCCTTAACTGCTTGCAAAACAGCTTGTCTTATGCTTTCATTTATTGGCTCTTGCATAGATGGGATTGTCTTTCCTTTAAAGATAAAACCAACTAGCTGTTCATTTCTCTGATACTTCGTATTTACCACCTACTTTACAACTGCTTTAAGCATATACTTGGTTGAATATAATGCTGGCTTAATGCCTACAATCGTGAAATCTGCTGATGTTTCATCAACAAGACTGTCAGATGTATATGTAGGCTTGCTATTAAGCCATATAAGGTCGCCTTTTTGAATAGGCAACATATTCCTATCTGTCAGCAAAATAGCGTCAAAATCAGCGGTATCAAAGCCGTATTCCTTGCTTTGTGCTTCTCCACCGCTGAACGCTATGTTCGCTCTAAAATCGACCGGCTCTGAAAAACCTGTTTTCTCTTCAAGGACTTTAGGTATCTTATTTCCCTCATCGTCAAGATAAGGAATGAAGTTACCCTCTGTATCGGTATATCCCTCATAAAGGATATTGCCGTCATCGTCTCTTTCGTAGATAATTACTGTCTGTCCTTGAAGTGAATACTTCATAGCCTGCTTATTAATGTCAAGCATTGTTCTTTACCTGCTTATAAATCTGATTAACGCCTGTGCTTGATAATCCGGACACAATTCCTACTGCGATTGCATTAAGAATGTCATTTGCCGGAAAGTCCGGTATTACATACATACCTACAACGCCTAAGATACCGCCTGCAACGCCTACGATTATAGGAATGTAATTATCCTTAATGTGTGGAATTGCTTTGGCTCCTAAACCTATCAGATATGTTATTACAACGATTGCAACTACTGTTGATACTGATGTTATATCCATTTTTAATCTTTACCTCCATTCTTTAAGTGAATTTCCTGTATTTCGTTATACATCTTAGTTACCATCCCATTACCGCCTAAAGCGTGATATGCGTTATACATCTCAACAAAATTATCATAGGCGTAAGATGGAATTTCACCTATTTTCATATACTTATCGTGATATTCGATAAGTTGTACTCGCAAAAGCAACATTGTGCCTTTGCTATTGGCGTCTTTGTCTTTTTTCTGTTGCTTCAGAAGCCAAACTATATAGCCAAGTAATATCGGTAATACTACGGTATAAGTTTGTAATAAAAATTCTTTCATTTTATATCTCCTGCAAAATTAATAGGCACACCGCCCACCACCCTTAATGTGTGCCGCCTGCTACCATATTGCCGACATCAGCAAAATGGTAACGCACAATCTTCTTTAATATTCTGTAATGCCCTATAGGCGTTATAATACTTTGGCAAATGGAAATACCCCGACAAATAAGCTGTCTCTATCTCTCCAAGTTCTGTTGACACCATTCTCGTTATAGCTTGCCATAAATGCTTCACCAGCTTGTGAATGGTCGTAGACAGCCAGATTAACAATAACACTCTCAAATTTCTTCAAGTCCTCGGTTATCATTTCATCTGTGTAGCTGTCGGGATAACACCTTTTTGCCTTTACATCTTCTGTAGCCTGTTTAATAAGCTGTTCGATTACTGGATTATCTTCTTTGTTATCGAACACTACCACATCAGATGTTGTTTCATCATCATTCGTGACTGTATCAATATGAAATTGTTTAAGTCTGATTTTGACTTGCTCTAATGTGGTGTATTCCATAATTTCAGCTCCTATAATCCTAATTTCTCAATTAACAATTCTTTAAGTTCTGCTCCCGTAAGCTCCATTGCGTTCTCAATACCTTGTTCTAAGGCAAGTGTCTGTAAGTCCGCTGTTGGCATACGCTTAATAGCTGTCTTTGTGTAATCGCTTGTAGGTTGAGCAGGGAACTTGTCCTGCTCTTCCTCGTATTTAAGTTCATCCCCATAAACTGCTTCCTGTCTTACGTTATCTGCTGTTACTTCTTCGCTCTGCTTTGCGGCGTTGATTTTATGTCGTCTTAATAACATATAAACACCTCTTACTTTCCGAACTTAGCAAGAACAACCTTTGAATCGTTGCTTAAGACTGCTGTATAGTGTTCATCGCCAGAGATAACAGTTGTCTTTGCAAGAATATCTCTGTCTGATTCAATCTCAACGCTTCTCTTCATATAGATTGTAAGTGCGTTCTCTTCCTCTGATACGCCATCTGCACCTGTGTCCTCGTTAGGGTCTTCTGCTGATACGATAACAATAGGACAAGCGTAGAACTCTGTTGTAACAGCCTTTAACTTGCTACCTACCTTGATTTCCTTACCCTTTGGCTTAAGCGTATGTGCAAGTGCTGTGTCAAGATGAACATTCGTTGCATCCTCGCTTGTTGTATCAGCTACAACATTGATTGTTCCTGTTGAATCATCAAGTTCATACTTAACCAGCTTAACTTTCTTAGACTTAACAACCTGTGCTCCTGCGATAGAACCGATAGTGCCATTCATAATTACGTTAAGTGGGTACTTGTCATTGCTCTTGAAATCAGCGTCATTAAGTAATGTGGCTTCCTGTGCCGGATTGATGAATAATATCTTTGTAAGTGATGAATCTGATTCGTCATCAAACTTGCTATTAGCCGCTACAACTGCTGAATAGCTGATAGGTGCTGCTGTTCCATCGTGATCAATAGGTGCTGTGCAAAGTGCGTCATAGCTGTCATTATCAACCTTTGCAGCGATTGACATAGCAATCTGATTGATAGCTGTACCAAGTGGGTCGCCATAACCAGATAACACTGATTCGTCTGTAAGTTCTACTGCCTTACCTGCTTTCTTAACCTTTGCTTCTGTTGTAGATGTTGTAAGTACTGTTGTACCCATAGCAACACCTTCTGCTACATCCTGTGCATCACCTATATAAGCGTATTTTGGGACAACAATAGTGCTTCCCGGTCTGCCTACAAGTGTTGTATCAACTCTTGCAATAGGCGAAAACTTAATCTTCTTTGGTAACTTAGCTGATACCATATCAGCCATTACCTGTGGGTCTACTAAATTTGCTAACTTAGTCTGTGGCATAGTTTATTTACCTCCGTTTTCTACTCTGTGAACTTCTTATAAAGTTCTGGATTCTTATTTTTGAATTCTACTCTTTCGTGGTAATTCATCTTGTTGAACTGTTCCTGTGTTATCGTGCTTTCTTCTCCACCGCCTGCATTAATAGCCGGTCTTGATTTAAGCCACTCTGCCTTAGCTTCTTTAACCTGTCTTTGCACTTCATTAGCAATTACAGTTGCTATAAGGCTATGGTCTGCGTCTGCAACTGCCTCAATCAAAGAATCAATATCCTTTCCATCGCCTATAACTTTCTGATAAGCATTGACAGCTTTCATATGATTAAGCTCTTTACTCATGTTCTCGAACTTTTCAGCCTGCAACTTTTCAGCTTCCGCCTTTGCTTCCGCTTCCTGTTCTTCTGCTGTCTGCTTTGAACGAAGTTCTTTCTTGTACTTAGCTGCTTCTGAACTGGCTTTGTCAGAAGCGTTCTTATACTTCTCTTTTTCAGCTCTTTCACTAGCAAGCTGTGCCATAAGTTCTTCTACGCTAGGTGTCTGTTCTTCGTTCTGTGGCTCATTATTAGTTGTTGGTTCTGTTGTTGTGTTAGTTACATCTGCCATAATTTCTTTACCTCTGCTTTCTGCGTTTTTTGTTGTTCTCTCAACTTCTTGCGATATTTGTATTGCCCTTTCTCTAGGGCATATAAAAAGCCACAAGGCATTTCTACCCTGTGGCTCAATATCAATTATTTATCTGTTCTGCTCTTATCTATAACTGGACTATTTTCTGTCTGGTCTGATAAGTCTTGCATTGTGCGGTCTTTGTTAGGCGATTGTTCGCCATCTCCGCCCTCTGCTTGGTTTTGTGTGTCTTTGTTGATTATACTGTCTTGATATGCCTTAACCATCTCTCCGCTTCTCGCTACAACATCGTTAGGGTCATCAAAGAATGGGATTGCATCAACTGCATCTTTAAGGCTAAATCCGTGGCTTATCAATGTCGCCATAGCGTTAACCTTAGTTGACATTTCATAAGTTTTTTGCCGCTTAATGTTAGGTTTTACATCTCTTGCCCTTAATTTAAGTAACGGATTGCTGCTGTTAACATTGTTTGACAACTTGATAGCCGCAAGAACAACTTTTATCTCTTCCATTTTGCAGCCATCAGTAATTAATTGCTGTTTTGCCGCCGCTGTCTCAGCCTGTGACCAGCCTGTTGCGTCTGACATTGCAACTCCTGTACTACCACCACTGTTATCATTTCGTTGTGGCACATTGCATTTCTGCAAGATTATCTGTCGCCTTGATTGAATATTGTTAAGCATACCTGTGTAATCGTAATTAATTGCAAGCGGCTCAACTATTGGGGTTTTGCCATCTGCTGATGTATAGGTCTGCATCCATTCTCCAGATTTTGGCTTTCTTACTTTTTCAGTGATATGTGGTGTCCCATCTTTATCAACTGTCGTTTCCTGTTCAACCGGGAAATCAACATCATTTGTGTGCCATACTGCTTGTGTATTCTGTTCAACATCATTTGTAAAATCTGAAATGAGTAGGTTTAAGTTATCCATTTCAGATATTTGACGTTCAAAACAGCCCATTCTATCAAATGACCTTGTATATTCAATAATAGGAATTTTATGTAATGGATTCTCTTCCCCACTTCTCTCTAAAAATCCCCATTTCGTTTTTCCTTTATTTTTTCCGTTAGTAATTTTTATTCCGTCGGTAATTTCATATCTCGTATCTTTGGTAAAACAAGTGTAATATCTTGTGCCGCTATGTTTGTCTTTGATATAAGTACCTGCAAGAATAATCCTCTTGTCACTATAAGCTGTTGACCTTACAACAAATGTTGTTCTTGGGTCTAATACATTATATGTGAAATAGCTTTCCCCATCCTCGTATTCTGTATTCACATCAATGAGGGCATATCCAACACCACCGATTTCAACATATCTTGCAAGTTCCTGTTGCTTCTGTCTTGCGTTCTGTGATTCGTAGCAACTGTTTAATTCTGCTATAGCTTCTGTGAGGTTAGAATCCTCATTGTCGCCATTTTGAACTAGTGTTATAGGATTCCCCCACTTAAAACCTAAATTAAACTCTGTGACCTCGTTAGCCACATTATCACAGCACTCACAGTCAATGTCTGGTCTGTAAGTCTTTGGATTCTTCCTAACTATCGGCTGTATTCCTGCGTCATAATCAAGAAGAAACTGTATTCTGTTGGAATTAATATCATGTTCCAAAATTGCTTCACGCAAAATTGGTATTATATTGTCAGGTGTTATTTCTTTTGCACCTGTATAAATAGCAATTCTTCCTGTCTGCATTATCTACACCTCTAATAAAATGTCATACCGCTTGAACTTCTGCTTTGTGGTATTTCCTTAATTTGAAAATCATCATCATCGTTAGGCACATACCATATCCATTTACGGCAGTGTTTGCACGCCAGCTTATGTGTTCTTGGGTCTTTGCTGTCTGCCTTAGTCAAAAACTTATGGCAGTTCGGACACATAATTGACTTGTCTTTGTTTGTATAAAAAATCATATTGTTACCTCGTTACATAGTAAAAGCACCGCCATAATTAAATGACGATGCTTTTCGATAAGGATTATACATGTTTATGAAATTTGCTTTGCTCATTGTAATAATACATAATTTTTTCGTCACAATCGTAACATCTTTTATTTTTTTTCAATAAATCTTTGAAAAGCCATTTTTACGCTACTTTCTGTGTTGCCACCTATGATATGTGCTATCTGAATCCAAGTCTTATTTTCTAAAAATCTAAGATTGATTATTCTTCTCATTCTACTATCGTCAACGCTTGCGATAAACTCTTCAACCTCATTGGTTTTTTCCAACAAATCATCTTCAAGCAACTGCAATGTGGCTTTTCTAGCATAAAGAAGTGTTTTCTTTCTGCTGTACTCTGGAAATGGTATGCCTTCAATCTTAAAATGCTGTTTACCACCATCGCCGCCGCTAACAGAATCTATAGCCATTTCTCCAGCTTCAATTTTACTTATATCTTTTTCAAGTCGTTCTATCTTTAGTCTTACTTCTTTTACTTCTTCCTGTAAGTCGCAATACTGTGATAAAACTTCCTTTGTTACCATAAATTCCCTCCTGTTATATTGGACTTGACATAATTACTGTCTTTTTTACTCTATTTCCTCTTTTCATTCTTAATGCAAAATTTGAAAAAACATCCGGTACATCATCGTGCAAATTTTTACCAGATACTGAATATTTCAACAACCAACTCATCATCTCTGCGTAATCGCTCTTGGGTTCATATAGGCTTCTATCTTTAAACACAATATGTTGCAATACCCAACTAGAACATTGAAATATTCTTGCTTCTTTGTTTGTTTCAGTTGCAGTGTCTGATATATTGCATAACCAGCCTTTTTCTTCTACTCGTTTTCTGACTTCATTTGCAACTCTATCTCCGCCTTGATTAGCTTCAAAATCGCAATCTTGTATTTCGTTATCGACAATTAAATTTGCTGAATTTTCATATTGTTTTTCGTAATCTGCCGAATTGTTGCATATAGTATCAGTGCAGTAATACGTTCCCTCATATCCTTCAAATTCAACCAGGCAAGGGAACACATAAAAATCAGTACCAGAGGATTTCGTGTCACATTGTCCAGTAATTCTTTTAATTCGTGTTTTAGGAAGTTCTTTATATCTCATTATTTTGTTTTCTGGATAAAGCAATCCCTCACGTTCTATTGGATCTTGCTTATAAAGACATCTATAAGATATATCATCCATTGTCAGCGCTTGATCATTAAAAAATTCCACCGACATTCCATTATATTCATAGTCAAAATTACTTTTCCCTGTTTTAGGGTCAATATCTGGAATCGAAATAATTTTTAACTTTGGGTCGTTTCCATAAAGCTCAATAATATGTCCAATAATGTCTTTTGTGCTCCATCTGGTCATTATAATTATTTCTTTTACTTGTTCGTTTAGCTTTCTTTGCTTTAAATCGACTCCATAAATTCTCCATATTTTTTCAAGAATTATTGGATTAAGTGCTTCTTCAATAGAACCTATAAGGTCATCACAATATAAATAACGGTTAGTTCTAACCTTACCAGCATTCTTAGCTCCTATTGATGAGCATTGAATACTTGAAAATGCTTTGTATTTACCGAAATTAGCTTCTTGTGCCTGTGCATTTGTGCTTTGTAATGGTAAATTAGGGAAAATAACATTCCATTTATATTCTTTATCATCTGTTGTTATGTCAAGCACTCCTTTATAAAACTTTCCTGTAATTTCGTTGCTGTGAGAAAAGAAAAGGCTGTAATCTTTAGGGTGCTTGCCAATTATCCAAGAGCAAAAAAATTTTTCTAGTGTAGTTTTTTGCGTTCCTGGTGGCATAGAAATACATAATCTATTATATTTGTCGTCTTCCAAATCTTGCATAGCTTGAATAAGCCCGTATTTATTAAGCTGTTTCATTTTTGGCTGATAAAATCTTTCACTCTCTTCTCTGTCTTTTTCAAGATAAAGCAAATAGCTGTGGAATAAGTGCGGAGCTTCAAGCAATAAGGTATCAAAATATCTATTAACTAAATCATTGTCTATATTGTTGTTAAATGTATATTTTTCAAGTTCAAAAATATCTATGCCTATATCACGCATACAAGCCTTTTCTATAAGTTCTTTTGCCCTAGCTGTACATTTTAACATTGCGTCAATTTCACGCTCATTCTTGGCAAGTTGGCACACGTTGTAGTAGGTTTCTATGATGTTTTCATCTATTCCATTTTGGGATATGTATTTTTCGCAATCATCTATCAGTTGATTTAGTTCAGAATTCAAGAAAAGCACCTCCACTTTTCAGCAAAGGTGCTTATAGACCTCTGCCTATAATTGTTCTAGGGTAGCGACTAACTCTATTTGTTAGCCGGTAAAATTTTTATTAGAATGCTGGCATTGCGCCATTGCGAACCGGATGTAATTTATTCAGAAGTGCATTATAATTATCAATTAAATATATTGCCGGAATCGTATATGCTTTAATGCCATATCTTTCTGCTGTTTTTCTATCAACATAAAGTGAATGTGGTTTGTTATTTTTTACACTAACAAGTGCGTATTTGTATTTTGGATAATATTTTTCCTTTGCTTCTGCAAGATTCACCACTTCACCAGCTTTCTAAGCACCATTCATAAACATATTTCCAAAATGGGAATCATTTAGTGCTTTTTCTAATTCGTCTTTGTACCTAAATGGACTTAAAGGACTTTTTATTTCTTCCCTCAATATAGGCGACATATTGTCCATCAAAACGCCTTGTGTAGCACTTGCAAGATTTTGTGGTGGCAAATCCATTAAAGTGCATAACTCCATTCTTTTATGGTCGCATTTTTCAGATTTAGGGCAACTTTTACATTTTTCTGCTAATTTACTTAAAGGTTTCGCCATTACTACACCAACTTTCTACCGCAGATAGGGCAATAATTGATTTTATAATTTGATGTAATTTTTTTTCGCAAAGCTCGCACATATCACTTCTTCCCCCATAAATTATCCGGTAATTCTTCACCGCCATAAATCTTGTTAGCGTATTTCTTAAATGTCGGTACGCTACAACCTGCTACTTTTGCCGCCTTTACTTGTGAAAGCTGCCCCGATATGTACAGGTTAATTGCTTCATAGAACTTATCTTTGTTTAGTGGGTGTACGCCTGCTGCCATAATAATCACTCCTTACTTTGATTTTCAACTTGATGATTATATTTTCTTACATCACTACGCATTTTAGATGGCATATTCTTATAACCTGTATTTTGAAGTTCTGCTTTGAAAGCGTTAAAATCATCATCATTTTTAATAAATATACTGACATATTTATCAATCTGCGGTCTTGTCATAAGCACACCATTTTCAGTAAATACCTTTTTGATGTAGTTTGTATAATAACAATATCCTTTGACTTTTTCGTGGTATAATCCCCAAAAATAATCAGCATTTTCTTTTGTTTCAAACTTTGCCCTAATCTCATTGTTAGAAATGTGATTGTAACAATGTCTGCACAATGTAATTAAATTGCTCTCTCTATCATCACCACACATTGAAGCTGTTCTTATATGTGACATTACCAACGCCCTGTATTCTCTGCTACTCTTTCCGCAATATCTGCAAGTATAATTATCTCTTTCAAAAATCTTAGCCTGTAAATCTTTATATGAACTCATAATGAATACCTCCTACCATTCTTTACTTTCGCACCAACTGCTCTTACAAGTGTGGTTCATAATGTTGATTAAAACATTCTCCGAAGAAAAATGAACTAAGCTATAATCACATTTTGCCGAAAACTTTGTATTGAAATATTCATCAACCAACATCTTGTAGTCTGTATTATCGTCCATATCACTTATAGCCGCATAATAGGTATCTGTATATCCGTCACGCTCTATGTCGGTTTCTTTTGTTAAATTATCTACTACTCTTGATAAAACCTTATCTGTTAATGGGTAGTGATATTCTCCGGTACATTCTCCGTGTTTATCTAAAAAGTATTTAAAGAATGCTTCTGTATTTTCTTTGAGCGTTTTATCGTTAGTCCAATCATAAGCTATCTTGCCAGCTCTGCTTATCATTCTTTCTTCGGCAACTTCCCAATCACTTTGAGAGTATTCGCTTATCGGCTTAAACTCTTTCGCTTTTTTATCTTTGGGTAAAAAAGAATTGCATTGTTCTCTGTTAAGAGAATTACACTCTGTATTTAATGTTCCGTAATTAGTGTTAGGGTAATCATTGTTAGTAATCCCTGTTAAAAGAGTTACATCTTGTGACACTCCCGAATTACACTTTGTGTTATTCCCTTGGGAATTACATTTTGTGTCATTCCCGTCTGCTTGTTTATGTAACTCCTGTCCTTTATCTTCTGCTATAACCTCTTGTCTGATATTTTCTTCCCATTTTTTAACTTCTGCGTTGATAACATCATAATTAGGTCGTATATGTATAGTCGGCATTGAATTGAATTTGTATTTTGCTGTAATTACAAATTTCTTTTTCACTAACGATTTAATTGCTTTGTCATACTGTCTTTCAGTAATCCGTATTTCTTCCCACCAATCTTTTCTTTGCTTTGCAATCCAATATTCGCCGTCCTTGTATATCTTAACTTTGCTCTTATTGTCTTTACTTGGCGCAAACCAATATAAAATCCTTGATAAAAGTGTTCCCTCTATCAAGTCACCTGTTATGTCAATGTATTTATGAAATGTGTGATTGCACCTTGCTGATGATAAGAAATTAACTTTTGTTTGGATTTCATTTTCTGATAGCATATTTATTACCTGCCTTTCTGATAACTGCCTTATTAACAAAACAACAAACAGGCACTAAGGCTTGTGCTTTTCGGTCTGCATCACCTAGTTTGTTGTAATCGGATAGACAGGACTTGAACCTGTGACTACTTGAATGAATCAAGCGTTACTCCCATCTGAACTACTATCCGTTGTACAGTTTTCAATAGCGGGAAGTTTTTGTGGCACAACATTACGACTACCTAGCACTTAAGCAACCGCTATTGACATTTTAATTATTCAGCAGGGATTACTGCAACGCCTGCTTATTCGGGAATGACCCGACCGCTTGATGTGGTGTGGATTTGAACCACACATAAACAAGCACTCCTGTCCTTTCAAGCCCCTAGCAATCAGGTATTCCCCTGTGGTTATGCTATGGTGGATTCGAACCACTAGCTCATTCTATCTGCTATTAGCGTTTACCCATTCCGCCACACATCAACTTACTCACACCTCTTAACCTAGGATAAGTCTGCAAACAACATTATGCACGCAGACCCAAGAAGTGCTTTCAAAACGCCGATATCGTGAATTGAACACGAACAACATTTCTGTTGGATAGCTTAGCAAGCTACTGGAATACCTTTATCCCATATCGGCAAAGTGGAGAAGATAGGAATTGAACCTACAATGTTTACCGCAAGGGAACAGATTTACAGTCTGCCGCAACACCGCCAATCGTTGCCGCTTCTCCATATCGTTTTAAAAGACTAGCATTGTGAAAATGTTTCGATTAAGATGGATAGTTGATACTGAAAAACAATGCTAGTCTTAATAGCAGTATAGGCTATGACACCTATAACAGGTCGTGGCAAAGCTTGGATGTCATTCTACCCGTGCAGTTGGGCTCAAAGAAAGTAGCTTCGCTCGCTGTCTATCCATACAGATAACTGCTGCGCTATAGGTATAACTTAATTTTATTTGCGTATTTATAATACGCAAAACCTCACGGACTATCTGACAGTCCTTAACAGCTCTCGCTATGAGGTGAAAGGAGGACTTAATGCTAGTAAACCAATAAGTCCTGTAAAGGCACAAGTGTAATTAAACACTTGAACTACCCCTGTGGGATTTGAACCCACGATACAGGAATCAAAATCCTGTGCCTTGACCACTTGGCTAAGGGGCAATATGCTATTCTTTTGTTTCAAAGAGTACTGCATTTTTATTTGCTGTTTCAAGCTCTGTGAAGTTATCCTTGCCTTTTACAACATTTGGATTGCCATTACAGGCATTACAAGGCTTTTCACAATATAACTTATGTCTATGTTTGCACTGGTAACAGTGCTTATCCTGATTACCCATTATTTATCACCTGCCTGTCTGTGATTAGCTCTGTAAGAATCAAAACCATCCGGATAACGTGCTATAAGCTTATCTATGTTTGTCTGCATTACATCGTCAAGACTGAATCCGCAAGCTTCGCAAATCATAGCAACATACCACATTACATCGCCGCACTCTTTCTTAAGATGTTCTAAGTCTATGCCTTTTTCGTGAAATATGCTCTTTTTAACAAGGTCTGATACCTCGCCAGCTTCGCCGGTTAAACCTAAGACACCATTAAGAAGTCCTGCTATGTCATTTATGTTGCTACACTTAGCATTGCTTTCTGTTAGAGGACTAAGTGGAAACTTACCAGTTAATTCAGTACTTAATCTATGATGAGCCATTTTATCGTTAGTACGCATAGCCAATTTTTGGTATTCATTGCCCTGCATTTATAACTCCTAACTCTTTTTTATTTTTTAAAATTTTTTTGGAATTTATTCAGCCGACTAGCTGATTCTCTGATGTGTTTATTGAATATCTTGTGATTAATTAATATGTGTCTATTATACACCTAATTAGCTTAAATGTATAGATGTTAATTGGATTATTTTT